ACACCACCCCCTCCGCCGCCGCCACCACCGTCGTTCCCACCGCGCAGGCATAATCAATCCCCTCGTGCCCCGCCAGCCCATAGGCCTTATACGCCGCCGGCCGCGACCCAAAAAACTGCGACACACTCAACCCCTCCACCCCCACAAACGGCAGCCTCAAACTCAACCCCTCATCCATCGCCCCCATCCTCTTCCATCCTCCGCACCGCTAATTCCGTCCATCACAGAGCAAAAACCCTGTCCATCCTGTCCATCCTGTCCATCCTGTCCATCCTGTCCATCCTGTCCATCTTGTCCATCCTGTCCATCCTGTCCATCCTGTCCATCCTGTCCATCTTGTCCACTCCCTGTCCACCCCGTCCACACCCTGTCCACTCCCTGTCCACCCCGTCCACTCCTCGTCCACCTCGCGTCCACCCCGCCGCCTACTCCCCAACCTTATCACCCGCGCCGGCCTGCACCAGTTCCCGCTCCGCCCGCAGCCGATTCTGCATCAACGACGCCTGCACCTGCGGTAACACCATCAGAACCGTATCCAGATCGCCAGCCACATCCCCGTTCGCCCCCACCGTACTCACCATCCCCAGACTACCCGTCGCCCGGTCAACCACAATCGTTATCGCCAACGGCACCATACCCCCTCCTCACTCCGATCTCCGCTCTCTAATCTCCGATCTCCGATCTCCGGTCTCCGCTCTCTAATCTCCGGTCTCCGGTCTCTAATCTCCGGTCTCTAATCTCCGGTCTCCGGTCTCTAATCTCCGGTCTCCAATCTCCGCTCTCCAATCTCCGGTCTCCAATCTCCGCTCTCCGCTCCCCTCCCACATCCTCCCCAACGCCGTCAGCCTCCCGTCCTCCTCAACCAAATCCGACGCCGTCCACGGCGCGTACCTCACACTAAACCACGCCCGGCTGCGCACCACCGGCCTGGCATCCAATTCCCTCTCGAACGTCTCCATCAGCACCGGCTCCACAACCCGCCCGCTCAGCACCCCATATTCGCTGATGACCACACCCCGCCCCAGAACCCCCTCGCCTGCCGCCCACGCCACAAACGCGTCCAGCGCCGCCAACCCCTCCATCACATCCGTGACCGCCGTCGCATTGTACGTCCTGCCCGCGCGTTGACTGTACACATGCACATGCCATCCCGCCGCCGGCCACTCCTCCCCATACGCCGCCCGGTACGCCGCCAGCAACTGCTGCGCGTACCCCAAGTGCTGCACCTGCGTCCCGCAGCACCAAACCTCCCCACGCCGCCACGCCAGCGAGGCCGTGTGCAACAACTCAGCCGCCCGCGTCGGCGACAAATTCGCCTGGTTCGGGTCCTCCGGCTCATTCAAAACCAACAACGGCCGCCCGTCATCACACCGCAACACCTCCGGGTACCACGCCCGCGCCACACTCGGCACATACACCGCCCCATCCAGCGCCCACCGCCCACAGTCCCACCACCAATCATGAAACCACGTCGGCCGCTCCCCGATCAGCTCCTCATGGCTCACCGCCCACGCCTCCGGCGGATGTCCAAACCCCCTCGCCGCCCACCGATACCCCCCCACCGGCGCCACCGGCAGGTAAACCACCTCCCGCACCCCCACCCGCCGCGGCACAGGCATCGGCGCCGCACACCCACCCAGCACCACCACCAGCACCAGCACCAGCACCAGCACCAACCCCCTCACCAACCCCTTCCCCGTCCACTCCTCGTCCATGTCCGTCCGTGCTCGTCCGTGCTCGTCCGTGTCCACTCCCCGTCCACTCCTCGTCCACCTCGTCCACCCTTCCCCCGTACTTGGTGCCCAGGTGTCCGTCCGTGTCCGTCCTCGTCCCCCCCCCTAATCCCCAATCTCCAATCTCCGGTCTCCAATCCCCTCTCTCACACCAACCCCACCTCGCCCGACTTCACCACGCCGGCCGAATTCTTCACCTTGAACATCAGCTTACTCGCCCCCTCATCCACCCACGCCACCACCTGCCCGTTCCCCAGCACCACATCCGCCGGCGCCGAGGCCGGCACCGCATACTGCAACCTGGTCGTCAGGTTCGCATAAGTATCGGCGACCCGGAACCTCTCCGTCGTCGCCCCGCCCGTCCCCAACTCCACCACAAAAGCGCTGGCGCGATAGATCGTATCCACATACGCCCCATCGTTCGTCGTCCGCGCCGCCAGCACCAGGTACGCCGGATCAGCCAGCTTCACCTGGAACTGCGCGTTAGTCGCATGATCGAAAACCACATTCGTACCCGTGGTCGTCATCGTCAGATGGCCGGCGCTGCTCACCGCCATCTGCATGTAGTTGCTGCCATCGTAAGACAGCTTCAGGCCGGCGTTGTTGATACGCACTCGCTCGACCGTCGTCGCCAGTCCCGTCTCGATCACCAGCTCCTCGGCCAGGACCGACATCACCTCGAACGCGCCATCGCCGTCCGCCCGGGCCTGCCAGGAGAAGTAGCTCGCCTGCGGAATCAGCTTGATGCCGGCGTACCCAGGCTTTTTGATCTCCACCTTCCCCGTGAACATCGCCGCCCATCGGTTCGCACCCACGGCCGGCTCGTCCACGTACAACCCGTAAGCGTAGGTCGGCGCCACGGACGGCGTTACCGACTGAGCGGCCGACGAGTAGATCCCGATGGCCGTGCCGATGGCATTCCCGCCGGCGTTGGTCATACTGGGGAACACCGCCTTGATGGCGGCGGCGGTCGTGATCGTCCCGCAGTTCGCATCCGGGCTGTTGACATCACCGTAGATGCCCGTGATCGCCGGCCACACAATCCCACTCATCCCGCCGCCGCCAGGCCCCGCCGCCACTTCCATCCCGTGGATGTGCTGCGTCGGCGCATGGGTCACCCCATGCAGGGCGGTCACGATCTGGACCCCCTCCAGTGTGCCGGCGGCGTTGCTCAGGTTGCCCCAGTAGCTCGTGTAGAACGAAGCCCCATCGTAGAGGCCCGTTCCGCCTGGCGGATCATGGTTCTCGTGCGTCACCGACAGAGCGTTTTGATTGCCCGCCGCATAGCCAAACCCATCCCCGCTGGCCCCTCCGCCACGCACCTTGATGCCCGCCACTGTGCGATCCAGTGGCGTGTTGATCAGCAGCCGGATGGCGCTCGCTGCACCCACCGTGCCAACGGCCAGGTTCGAGAACTGCTGCGACCCACCCGTTCCTCCGTTGAACTGCGCGAACGTCAGCGCCGTGCTGCCCAGGTTGATCGCGCCAGTGTTGCCCAGCACGAAACCCTTGTTGGCGTTCGCCGTGCCCGCCTGGACGAAGACATACTTGCCGGCGATGAATTCCCCGGCCTCGTCCGCATCGCTTGCCCGGTTCCACGCACCGCTGGCCGCGACATAGATGCCATTGGCCGATCCGGTGGTCTGATTTTTCACCAGCACCCGGTCTCCGCCTCCCAGGCTGATCCCGTCAACCGTCTGCAATCCAGACAGCGTAATGTTGCCGGTCGTCGCCACCCTGACTTCAGGCCACACGTTCTGTCCGAAGTAGGTGCCGCCGGCGAGTAGTGGCGCCAACTGGGCGGTCAGTGCAGACTGCGTGACGAACACATTGCCGAAACTCGGACTCTGCGCATTGACCAGGGCGTCGTAGACATACCCGGGCACCGCATACTGCCCCGGCAGCGTGATTATGCTCCCCGTGTTGCCCGCAATATCACCCAACAGGTGAAACCGCCCGCGCTGCACCGTCTGCGTGCGCTGGCTGCTCGTCAGCTCAATGTCATACCACCACAGCCCGTCCGGCTTCCCATCGGTATCCGAAGCCATCAGGCGCACATACGCCGTCCCATCCCCGTTGTCCACCCACCGACTAGGATGCAACGTCTTCGCAATCGCCACCAGCAGATCACCGCCCGGCGCCTTGCGCACATAGAACTTCGCCTCGGTCACATTCCCCCAAGTGAAATCGTGCCCGAAGTCAACCTCCGCATTCGGCGCCCCACCGTCTCCCCGGTAGAACTCCACGTCCACCACCGCCGGCAATGCAACAGTCATATTGTCCCTCTCCTACATGGCGCAACGTACCAGCGTACCAACGCCGCCGCCGTCCACCTCGTCCACCCGCTTCCCCCATACTTGGGGGCCAGGGGGCCGTCCACTGCGTCCACCTCGTCCACCCACTCCCCCCGACCCCGCGCCCCTACCAAACCTCTTGCCCTGCATATTTATCCGCGTGTTTGCCCAGAATCCCAGGCCACGCCGATGCCTGTGGCCGCACCTGCGACCTAACAGGAATCTATAAACCCCTGCCTCTCCCCGATCGGCTGCACGGAATGGCCGACAGCAACGTACCAACGCTGCGCCCTAATCCCCTCTTAGCACGCGGCTTATGGGTAGACTCGAATTTCGACTGGCGTCTTAGCCATCATATAATCCAAAAAAGCAATTTCGCCGTTGACCAAATCGACTGTTTTGGTGGCTACCGCAAGGCTATTAACATCATTCCACACCACTTCAACTAAGCCGCCATTCCCCTGTCCTGTGAAAGACAGGGTTGCTTGAACCCACGTCTTTGTTTCAGGAAAGGCGCCCGTGAGCGTTGCCATATAGTTCCCTTGGGAGACATATGACCACACCACCGTTCCGCCCAGCGTGTTTTTCAGCACTGTCGCCACTGGTGCGCTTGTGCCGCTCTGCGTCAACAGGGCCACATACTCCAAATATCCTGGCCCATCCCACGCTGCGCCGCCCGCCCCATCCGCCGTCAGCACCTGGCCCGCAGGAGCATTCCCGCTGCCAATTTCAACCGCCGTAATACTCCCTGCCGCAACGTCCAGATCATCAAAATTCGTCTTTGTCATCGTTCAGTCCCCTATCTGTTGAGTTGTCTGTCGCTACCACGCCACCACGGCGCTGCGTACCGTCCCTCCGCTATCCTTCCCCACCAGCACAAACCTGCCGGCCCCCTCGTCCATCCACACCGCCATCTCTCCGTTCCCCAGGTCCCCACCCGCCGGCGCCGCCGTCCCCACATGCCAGCTCATCCATCCTGTCTTGATCTCCGTGCGTAGCGGCCCAATCTTCATCTTGCAATCCGCACCGCCCCCTGACCCAATGTTCACGATGAACTGGTTGGCATAGACCCCCAGGTCTTTCCATGCCGTGTCGTCCCCGCTCCTGGCCCACAGGCTCACCTCATACGGCGCCTCCGCCTGCAGCCGCAGTTGCGCATTGGCCCCACCGTGCTGCACATACAGCCGGCTCAGTCGCAGATGCCCGCTCTCATCAGTCTTTAGCAGCGCCTCCGCATCGCCTGGGTTGCTACTTGCTTCCACCGCGTGCGTGTGGTTCTGGTAACTGTTGTTCTGGCTGACCGCCGACACCGTTCCCGGGGTGTTCAACGACAGCCAGATGTCCGTCTCCAGGCTCCCACCGCCGACCAGCCCATGCAGCGCCAGCACCTGCACCGTTCGCTCAGCGTATGGCGGAGAGTTCAGCGGCTCCCCGAACGTCCCGTAAGCCGTCCGCCCCGTGTCCGTCCTGCTATCCCCGCCGTGCTGCTGATAGATTCGCAGCACCGTCCTGTACTTCCCGTCGGTTCGATCCGCCACAGCCTACGGCTCCTCATCCTCTATGCCCCACAGCGCATCGGTCAATTCGTATTCCATCCCCGGCCACAGGTTGCGGATCGTTCCCAGGTCATGCACCTTTTTCCCGTCTTTCGCATCGGTCAGGGTGGTCTCCTGTGCGCCGTTGGTCGTGTACTTGATCTTCGGCGTCTTCCCCTCCTCGTTGCGATAGTGCAAGTAGCGCGCCCTCCGCAGCGCCCACTGTCCGCTACCCAGCCGGCCCGTCGCACATGGATAGTTCAACCGCTGCCCCGCGGCCACCAGCACAAGCGCATCATCCCGCAGCGTCTTCACCTTCGCCGTTCCGCTGTCGCCTCGAACAAAGTTCGGGTAAACGAACTCCGACAGGCCCACCCAATCAGGCAATGTCGGCGTGGCGGCCGGCAGCACTGAAAACTGCTCCGCCAGCGCATCGTGTAAGTCATCCCAGTACGTGCTCGTGGTCACTCGCACCCGGATGCGCACATCGGTGTACGCCGTCAGCCCCAGGCCGGCCAGGTCAATCGTGCCCGTGAAGACGTGATCCAACCCGGCCCGCCCGCCGTTGTGCTGCACCGTCGGCGGCCAGCCCCCTGGCACCGGCGTGATCGTGCTCCCCGACCGCAGTCGCAGCAGCGGGGTGTCCGCATCCCCCACGTCGCCCACGTAGATGTCGGCGTGCGTCCAGCGGTTGGTTGGATTGTCCCCCAGGTCATCCGGATCCCGCCGGTTGTACGGGGCAATCACCTTCACCCGGTAGTACAGCAGCCCGCTGCCCACGTACCAGAACGATCCGTTCCAGGCATAGGGCGATAGCTCGTATCCGTCCGGGTCCGTCACCGCGGCGCCTGGCTGCGGCCCTGTGCCGCTCCCCGTCACCAGACCCCGCGCGTGCGTCGCCTGCTCCTGCAGCATCGTCACCAGGTCAGTCAGCGCCTCCCAGTCCTCCACCGCCGGCGTCGTTTCGTCCTCGAACGTCGCCAGCGCCGCGCCAAAGGGCGTCCCTTCCTCTCGCAGCAGCCAGGTGCGCATCCGCCCGTTGCCGCCCGGCGAATAGACCCTGACTGCGTAAAACTGCCCTTCCGTCAGCCCCAGGCTTCCCACGTTCGCCACCCCACTGAACGCTTGCGGCGTGGAGGTTGCGTTCGTACACAGCGTATCGGGCACCACCTGGTCGTTGATCTTGATCTGGCAGTCCCCGTTCCACAGTTCGATCTCCCAGGCCAGCTCGTTCCCGCTGTGCCGGATCATTCCCGTCCACTCGTATGACCAAGTGCGGTTGTCCATCCAGGCGTTGCCGGTGAACGTGCGCTGCAAGCCCGTGCGGTCATCGAACAGCAACTGCAACTGTCGCGCCAGCCGGCTCAAATGCCCGCCCGCACTCATCACCTGCCCCTGCACAAACCTCGGCACACCCTCGAAGTAGCTCAATCAGACCTCGCTGTTAGTGCAAAACGCAAAGTACAAAGTACAAAATGTATCTGAGGGTGCGTTGCGCCTGCATGGGCAACCAGTAGCGGCATTAAATCAGGAGCCTGCACCGATTGCTTTGTACTATGCACTTTGCACTTTGCACTTCCTCACTTCCTCACTACCACCACATCCGCCCATGTCCCCCCAGCGCCGTCTCCCCAATCACATACCAATCACTGTACTCAAACCAGTTCGCCGACTCGACCGCCGTCAACTCCTGCAAGAAGCCGGCGCTTGGATCCCACGTCAGCTTGGACCCGATCAGGAACCCGGCCACCGTCTCGCCTGTCACCTCGTGCCGATCCTGCCACGTGATGAGATCGCCTAGTTCCAGATGCGGCACACCTTCCACCCCAGTCAGCGTCCACGTGCTGCGTAGTTGCCGGCACTTGATTGCCAGCGCCTGGGCCACCCCCAGCGCCTGCGCCTCCTCCTGGTAGTACACCGATCTGGGCGCCGTGCGGATGCGCTCGAAGGCCAGCGGCGCCGGCAATACGTCCACCAACACGTGCTCCTGTGGGCGGCCACGCACTGGCATCCCGCGCAGTTGCAAAAACTCGATTACGGCCGCCTTTGTCGTGTGGTTGTTGGTGATGCGCACCGTTGCCTTCTGTGCCATCTTCTTCAGCACTGGCAGCGACACCAGCACACTATCGGTCAACCGATCACCGCCCGCCGAAAACGCTTCGTAGTCCGTCTTCTTCACCGGCTCCACCAGGCTCAGCACCGGATCGTCGAACGTCGCCTCGAACTCAATCGTCCTCCCCGGCATCACCACCTTGCGCGCCTTCAGGTCGTAGATCACATCAACCGGCTCAGCCGCGCGGCCGGCCCATTCCACCTTGATCTTCGTTGCCAGGTCATCCGGTGAGGCGTCAGGCTCATCGTTATCGTAGCGGGATTCGCTCACATCCCACACCACGACCTGGTGCGCCGGCAGCGCCCAGTGCGTTGGCTCCTCGTAGTGCAGCTTGCCCTGGCCGTCCCAATACACGCGGCCGGCCGCACCGCTGGCCGCATCCCAAATCTCGCTCATCACATCTTCGTCGAACCGCCAGGCATAGCGCAGCAGCGTCGCCGAGGGGTCGAGCACCAGGTCTTCCTCAGCGATCCCGGCGTCAATGGCGTTTTGGCGAATCCACTCATCCACAAAAATATCGGTCGCCAGCGTGGTCGAGCTTTTCCCCTGCCCATACGCCCATCCCCAGTCACGCATATCAAGCGTCACCTGCCTGGCCGTCGTGTCTGGCGCGTGCTTGTAGATCACGCCGCTGAAGATCGTCACAAGCTCGGCCTGGCCGTCCACCACAAACCCGGCGGCGATCCTGGCCGCAATTCCCGTCATCTGGCCGGCCCCGCCGATCAGCGCATACAGCGGGCTATCCACCCGCCGCACACTGTAGCGACCGCTGCCATTGTCCAGCTTCACCGTCGCCTGGCCCACCTCGCCCGGAGGCACCAGCTCTACCGATGGCGCGTTGATCTTCATGCGCACCTCGAACAATTCAAGATTCACCGACTCATCCACCCAGGTCGCGCCATCCCACCGCACCTCAAGTTTCACCGCCGGCGTGCGCACCGCCGCCCGGCACGCATCTGTAAATCCCTGGCTCACCGTCTGCATATCGCCCTTGCCCCTACCGACTGGACACTCGTCACCGCACAAATCCACAGCGAGACCCGCAGCCCATTCCCGCCCTTGCCCCTACCGACTGGACACTCGTCACCGCACAAATCCACAGCGAGACCCGCAGCCCACTCCCGCTATTCCCCTGAACCGATTGCACTCTCAATGGCCCGCCGCTGCCCGATCAGCATAGGTCGTTTCAGCGCCTTCTCCAGAATCCGCACAGCCAACCTCAAATCATCCGCCGCGCGCATCTCGCCCAACTCATAATCGAACGCCTTCAGCGCCCACACCAGCAGCCTGATCGCCCGCCTCACCGTCCACCTCGCCAACACCTCACGCATCTCACTCCTTTCCGCAATCGCACCCCCAGATGCACTTTGCCCTTTGCACTCTGTACTCTGCACTCTGCCCTTTGCCCTTTGCACTCTGCACTCTGCACTTTGCACTAACTCTACGCTTCCTCCCACACCACCGTCACATCGTAATACGGAGCATCGTTCACATCGAACCACTGATCTTCCTCGATGTCGTCCAGATTGCTCGCCGCCATCAGCGTCTGCCCGTCCGGCAAATCCAGCCGGCAGACCGCCGTGCCATTGTGGTCGAGCGCATCATAGAGCAGCGTGCGCTCGCCCGCCGACAGCGCCGTCCACGTCACCGACGTGGTTCGCTTCATGCCGACGTAATTGCCGACGAGCGCGCCATCTTTCTTACGCCGCTTGCTGCCAATGACCGCACGCGTCACCTTGATCCCGTCCTTGTCCGGCAATGGTAGCAGCAGGTCTCCCCAGCGCAGCTCCGTCGTCATGGTAGATTCGTCCTCGGCTGCTGGCTGGCCAGGATCTTCGCCACCTCAGGCGCAATGATGGATGCAATGTCCCGGCGCACATTGCCTACCCCGTCCTTCATCGCAAGCACAAACGCCCCCGCCACCGTCGTCCCCAGCGTCGTCCCAATCGTCCCAAAACCCTCCAGGCTCTTCTTCGCCGTCAGGCTCGTACTCCACGCCGTAACCACCGCCATCCCCACATCCTGCCCTGCCAGCGTCTCCGTAAACCCTGCATACAGTGACCCCGCCAGCGCCCCCCCCGCCATCGTCGTCCCCGGCGCCGTCAACGGCACCGGCGTCAACGTCGCACTTGCCGGCGTCAACGTCGCCGGCACCATCGCCACCCCGCTGGGCGGATACACCTCACTTAGGAAATTCGCCCCCGCGTTCTTATCCGCTTCGAGCAGGGCCTCCATCGTGATCTTCGGCGCCTTCAACCCCAACGCCTCCGCCACCTTGTCGCGCCGCCCCTGCTCATCCCCACCCAAACCCGCCAGCAAGCCCGCCTCATCCAGCTTGTTGACCGCAATATCCAGCGTCAACTTCTGCGCCTGCTCCTTATCCAACTGGGATTGGAAGTTGGCAATGAACGCATCCCAGTTGATCAGATCGGGCCGTGACAGGTCCTGCACCGAGGCGGATGTGCTGGACGCCCAGGCCCGCAGTTGCTCTTCCGACCCACTCAGCACCTCCGGCGGAATTTTCAATAGGCCGGCCCAGTCCGGGTGAATCCCAAGCTCTGAGAATCCGCGCTCAGCAATCGCGTTCAACCGTCGCGCCGATTCCAACGCACTATCCTGATACGCGCCGGCGTTCGTGGCAAACATATCGCCCGGAGTCACCTCCAGCCCAAACGACAACGCCGTCCGAATCTTACTGTCCAGACCCGTCAGCGCGTTTCCTAGCGCGCGCGTCGACGCAATCTTCCGCTCGTCCGCCGTTGCCGCCTTCTGAATCCCCCCGTCATACGCCCTCCAGGAATCCTCCAACTGGCGCAACCCAAACTCAATCTGCTCATTGCTCTTACCCATCGTATGAGCCAGGCGCACATAATTTTCAATCGCTGCCGCGCGATCCCGGAAAGCCTTCAACGCCCCCGCGTCCCCCAGCACCCCCACCAGGTTCAGCGCACTCGCTTTTGCCGCTCCCCGCGCCGCATTCCCAATCCCAGCCAGCGCCAGCGCCAAATCATCCGCAACCGCCTTCCCATCGCGCATCTCACGGTTGCCCTCAATTAACTTCTGCGTAAACGCCGCCAGCAAAAACGCCGCCGTATTCCCACTAATCCCCGCCTGCTCCAGCCCCGCCGCATAACGCCTGACCGCCTGCTCCTGCTGATCGAACAGGGCCGCCGCCTGCTCCCCACCCAAACCGCCGGCCGCCCCCATCAGCGCCGACCGCACCTGCGCCACTGCCGTTTCCACCGCCGTGCCGATGGCCGTCAGCCTCGTCTGCAATTGACTGCCCGCCAAACTGGGTTCCAGCACCTGAATCGCCTGCGCCACCTGGTCAACTCCAGCCGCCAGCCTAAGCGCCTGCGTCGCCGCCTGCGCCTCCAACTCGCTGAACGCCGACAAATCCGCCGCACCCGCCTGCGCACCAACATCCAACCCCCCGGCCATCTGCCTTTGCAGAATGCCGATCAGCACCTCCAGATTCTGGATACCCCGGCTGTAAACCTCCAGATCGCCCGTCTGGCTAAATTGCTCATCCAGCCGCATCTTCTCCCGAATCAGGTCTTTCGTCCCGGCGGGCAGACTTTCCACCGCCGATCGGTACTGCGCATAGGCCGTCAACCCACTGGCACCGTCCAACCCAGGTGAAAATGGCAACGGCACACTGGCGCGCGCATCCAACGCCTTCAGCGCCTCATCAATGCGCGTGGTCGCATTGATCACCTCAGCCGCATTACTCATAAACCGCGACACATCCGGCATCTCGAACGATGCCACCAAGCTTTTGCCCATCGCCTCCCGCAACGTCCCCCACGCCGTACCCAGGCGTTCGACCCGCATCTGCGCATCCTCGACCAATGGCGTCGTATCCGCCAACACCTTATTCACCAGGAACTGGCGCTTCTCCACGTCCGTCAGCTCGGCCGCCGTCTTCCCAATACTCTCCGCATACACCGCAAAAGCCCGCTCGCCACCCGTCATAATGCCGAGATTGTCCAGAATTGGCCCTGACACGCGACCGATGCCCAACGCAATATCGTTGAACGCCTCCAACGGTGAACGCCCCACCGCCTGGCCGCGCGCAATCGCCACCTCCAACAACCGCGCCATCGTAGTCGCATCCGTCGTCACCCCCAGCATCATCGTCCGGTTCGCTGCCAGCATCAGCTCCATATCCGAAATCGTACCGTGCGACGCCCGCCGCAGCGCCGTCAACATTCCATCGGCTGACGCCCCCACACTAGTCGCCATCGTGCGAAACGATGTTTCCATGCGTGCAGCCTGCGCACCCAGCTTGTACAGCTCAACAGCCTCCTGCGCGACCTTCATCGCCGCAAAAGCCGCCGCCGCCGCCGTCAACCCACCGGCCAACGGGCCCAGATTGATGCCTGCCGCCTCCGCCAACCGTTGCACCAAATTCTCACTGGCGCCAGCCGCCTCATCAAGGCCGGCCTTCAAATTCTTCGCCTCGCCGGTCAACTTGCGGAACTGACTCACATCCGCCACACTCAACCCCGCACCGCTCAGCGCCTTCTTACGCAACACATCCAGCTGCTGTTCCAGCTCTTTCAACCGCTGCCGCGCCGACGTGACCTGGGCCGTGTCCACCTTGACCGTCGTGGCCGCTTCCAGACTCTTCTTCAGCCGCTCCAACTCCGCACTCATCGTGCGGAACTGGCCCACGTCCGCCACGCTCAGCCCCGCGCCCGTCTGCCCTTTCGCACGCAGGGCATCAATCTGCTGCTCCAGCTCCCTCACCCGCTCCCGCGCCGAAGTCACCTGGGCCACGTCCACCTTCACCGTCGTGGCCGCTTCCATGGTCTTCTGTAGACGCGTCAATTCCGCACTCATCGTGCGGAATTGATTCACATCCAGCACCGACATGGTGCCGCCAGATTGAGCTTTTTGCTTCAGAGCGTCTAACGAGGCTTCCAGGTTTTGGATTTTGTTCGCTGCGGTGCCGGCTGCGGTATCCACCGTGCCACCCATCTGGCGCAGAGCAGCCTCAGCCTGCTGCGATAAGCGCGCGAGGCTGGAGAGCGGAGCACTGAACATATCTTCAAGGATAATTTGTCCGGCCAGATTGTGTGGCATCGTTCAATTCTCAGCCTCAGTGCCAGTCGGATCACCCCAGGCCAACTTCACGCCGGGGTCCTGTTGCCTGGCCAACTTGACCAGCTCAGCCCGGCTCAGTCTCGGCGCTGGGGTGGATTCCTGCGCCGGCTTCGGTTGTTCGCTCAGCGCCTCCACCAGCGCCAGCGCCTGGAAGATCGTCAGCTCGGCCGGCCCGGCCGCAAACGGCCACATCCCCCACCGTTCAGCTAATCTGAACTGGGTGCGAACCGCCGAGCCGAGTCGAAAGGGAGATTTTCAACCAAACGCAGCATCAGCCAGATCGTCGCCCGCGCACCCTCCAGGATCGGAATCGGGACCCCCTGGAAGCGCTGCACATCTCCCGGATCGTTCGGGTCAGGACGCGCGTGCGGCGCCTTCGCCAGCCGGGCCGCGTCCACCATCAGCGAACGGCCCTCCTCGTCGCACAGCAGGAAAAACGTCAGCTTGCGATCTCGCACCAGCGCAGCCTGAATGTCGGATAGCTCGTTGGCCGCATGATCCCGGTCGCGCTGGCGCTCATAACTGGCAATCCGCTCCTGCAGCGCCTTCTTCTCCAGCCCGCCGGCCGTCGCCAGCGCGGCCCTGGCCGTCTCGATCAGTTCTGCGTACATCGCCTGGCGTTCCGGCGTCACCGGCACTTTATCCAGCCCCTTCAGTCGTGGATCCGCCAGCGCGCACACCTTGGCGATGCGCTGATCCTCCATCGCCTCGTCATACTCCGCCGGCAACGGCTGGCGAATCACAAACGTCTGCCCATTCACCACAAACCGCAGCCCATTCCCCTCCAGCAAACGCGCCATCGAAGGCTCAACTGGCGTCGTCAGCACTGCCGGCGCCTCCTGTGCTGTCTTACGTGTCATGCAGCCCCCCCCCCTACGCCGGGAATGTCGCCTGCACCAGACGCACAAACGCCACCCAACGCAAGTTTGTCGCCGCCAGGCCTGTGATCTTCACGTCCAGGCAATTCGTCGTATCGTTGGCCTCCGCATCCGCATCCAGCCCCGCGTCGGACTCCCACGCCGTCTTGATGGGCGTACTCACCAACGTCACCGCACCAGAGGCGTTCTTGATGCAGCCGTCGAACGTATACCCGCCGGCCACCACCGCCCCCTGTCCAAGCACCGAAACCTTGATCGAAAACGTCCACACCGTATCTGCCGGCACAGGCAGACCCGGCTGACCGTAGCCCAGAATAGACATGTATCCCGGCGTGGCGTTGGTAGTCGTATTGTGCATCACCACCGACATAGTCTGCGCACCGCCCGTCTCGGCCGTCTGGAATCGCCCATAAGCCTGGGCCACCTCGCCCGGCATCGTGGTTTTTGCCGTCTGCCCACCCAACACCACACTGCCGTCCCCGTCGGCAATGCTGTTCGAGCCGCCCAGAATCACAGCATGACTTGCGCTCACAACGTTCTGAATGCCGCCCACAATCGCCGCGCCCGGCCCCGGGTCAATCTCATTCTCGTACCCGCCCACAATGACCGCCGCATACGTCTGGCCGCCGTCCTCGATCTTGTTGCGGTATCCGCCGCCGATCCAGTTGAAGTATTTCCCCGGATCGTTCCCCACCGCATCAGCCGTACTTTTCACAGCCGTCACATTCTTCGTCGTAATCGTACCGCTCGTCAACTTGACCGCATCGTACGCGCCGTCCGTCTCCGCAACGAGGTCCTTCAACTCCACCGTGTCGTCAGTCGTAACCAGGTTGATCCCAACCGTCGCATTCGCGCCCAGATTACTGACCTTCAGATCGCTCCACACGGTATCCACCACACTCGTGAACGACACAGCCGGCCCCGGCGCGCTGTTCGTCACCCGCAATTGCGCACCGGCCAACCCGTGGACACTCACATACGACTTCGCCGTCACCGTCGCCACCTCGGCCACGTAGCCCACCACGATGATCGTGTACGGATTCGACGCGCTCGCATCGGTGATCGCCGCCAGCGCCGCACTCAGCGTACTGTAGCTGCCCTGGCTCTTGGCATCCACCACCAGGGTATTCTTGCCCCAGGGAATGCCCGTGCGCGCGACCAGGCCATCCTTCACCGGCACCCCGTCAATCGTCACGCCCAGACCGCTCGACGATTCCGCAATCACATCCGCCTTGATCCCGTGCGTGCCAAAGTCCTGCGGCGTACTCGTCGCACCCGCCACCGCTCCGTTCTCGCGCAGATACACCGCCGGCGCGGTTGCCGGCGGGAAAACACCCGCCGCAATAATCGCCTGCAAAGTCTCTGACGAACCGGTGGCCAAATCGAACTCGAAGCTCTCGCCGTCCGGCAGATCGCACCGATAGCGCACCGTCCCCGTGTCCGGCGTCGCCAGCGTCACCGAAAAAGCACCGCTGCCGTCCGTCGTCACCGCCAGCGCATTTTTCGGATACGTTGCCGTCGTCGTGGCGAAAAACACATCCACCAGAGTGAAACGTACCTCGACGCTGGGCCACACCACATTACCGCCCGGCTTCTTGATCGTTCCTGTGATTGTCCGTGCCATATTTCCCCCTTATGACCCGGCCACCACCGGCGTCATGTAATAACGCGACGCCGTGCCCTTGATCTCGATCGTACGCGCGTCCTCCTCGGAGTCCCACCCATCGGTGATACTGGTCCCGTAGAAGTCGTCAATGTACTTGATGTGTACCGGAGTGGCCACGCCCACGACCGTCCCGCTGTAGGACTCCTCCTTGAAATCACCGATGCAAATTGACGGGTCGAGGGTGATCTGCTCAGTGCCCAGCCAGCCGCCGCCCGGGCGAATCACACCCAGCGCACGCGCCACCTCGTCCAGGTTCGATTCCGTGTACAGCGTCAACGTCACCTCAACCTTCGTCGAGCCGCCGACCGTCTTCACGTTCTTGTCACCCAAACGCTTATAATCCTTCGTGTCAGCCGTCACGCTCGTCTGGAAAGACTTCCCCTGATCCAGCAGCGTCCAGCTCACCTCACCATTCGTCTTGTGAAACAGCAGACTCAGGTACTGCTGACGTACCTGCAGGGCTGCGTTGAAATCAACTCTCGCCATCGTGTACCTCCAAAGTTCTCACCACGCCGCATCTATCACCACGGTAAACCCGTACTGTTCCGTCACCGTCTCCGCATCCGATGTGCGCCGTATGCCGCGCACCATGGCCAGCGCCACGGGCTTCCCGCCAATCGTCACGCGCGGCGTGCTATCCAGCCACGTCAGCAGCGCATCCACCAGCGTCCCCAGGTTGATCTCGTCCCGGCCGAAGATCGTTACCTCCCAAGTGTACGCCTTGCGCTTTGCCGTCTCGCCCATCCGCATCGCCTGGCCCCTGTCCACGCCGACAAACACAATCGCTGCCAACGGTGTGCGCCCGTCGGTGCGTCCCCACGCAGGATACCCCTTCGCGGCTGGCACGCCCAGGCTCGCCGTCAACTGCTGGGCCAACCAATCCAAAAACGCCGTGATCACTGGCTATTCCCTTCGCTCCAACCGAATCCGCACCACGGTTTCCGTCTCGTCCGTCCCACCCGGCGCCTGACGCACGTTGTACCGCTTCCCATTCACCTGCACCAGGTGCGACGCCCTGACCGCCGCGGCGTTCTCCGCGCGTACAGCCACCTCGATAGACCCGGCCGGCAGCACGCCGGCGATCATCAGCGCCTGCAACTCCTCGCTCGCCCGCTGCGCCACATACGGCACGGTGCTCGTATCCCAATACACCTCTTGCCCAGTGAGCACCGCACCGCTGGTTTCATGCCGAACCGCGTCTGTCGCCTCGTCATACGCATACCCGGCCGGCAGAACCCACGTGCTAACCGGGTTCACCACCGTCAGGCTGGGCCGGCTGTTGCGCACCCACGCCTTCTCGAAAAACGCGCGCAGGCCGCGCGGTTTGCTCATCACAGTCGCACCAGCATCTGCAGCGCACGTCCCCGGAAATAGGCGATCACATCCTGGTCAGCCAGCGCGTCACGCAGAACATGCTTCGGCGGCGAACCTCGCACCCAGGCGGCAAAAACCATCTTCCCGCCCGACCTCCACGCCAACGCCTTTGCACGCCGCGGTCGGATCACCTGCCCGCGCGGCCCGTAGATGCCCGTGCCCTCCTCCTGGAAGGCAGCATACGGCACGTCGCTGTACACATCCGCCTCCATCCCGTATCCGCCGCCGTGAGACCGCGCCTCACTGGCCTGGAACCCGTCAGCGTAGCGCCCACTACCCGACGTTGTTCTTTGCCGGGCGAGCAGTCGCGCCCGCCCACTGGCGTAGCGCGCCACATCCTCCACCGTCGCCCGCATCTCCCGCTGGATCACCGCCGGCGAGGTGGGCACTATGCGCACGCTGAGGATAACTGGCATCGCTCATCGCCCCCTGTTTCCGTGGGCCACCGCAAACATCGTCGGCCTGGCCGGCGTCGTGGCCGTGGCTGGCGTCAACACGGCTGTTATCTCCATATCAGCCGCAGCCGCCAACTGGGCAGACCTCGCCGCCCAGTCCACCGGCGCCGCGCCATACTGATACCCGTCGCCAAACTTCTCGCTCGTCAGGTTCGGCATCGCCGGCGCAATCAGGCTTGCACAGCGCAGGATCGCCGCGCTCACCAAGTGAGCCATCTCCGCAGCCGTCCTGGACGCCCAGGCCGGATCGCGCTGCATCACCCAGGCGCACGCGCGGCCGGCGTAGATGTCGAAGCCGATCGTCGCATCCGTCAGCGTCTCAGCGTCCAGCAGCGGCGATAGCGCCGCGCGGATCTCTGGATACCTCGCCTGCGAAAGCTCGAACGGCATGACCTACCGCCCTCGGCCGCGCCGTGGAGGCGTAGCCGGCTTTGCAGCTACTGTATCAGGATGATCGCCCCTGGCCGCCGCTGAATTGGCCCCGGCAGCAGGCTCATGAGGCGCATCCGGCGCAGGCGTCCCCGGCATATCTAAGACAAGCCGGCCATCCCGCAGCCGCGCGATCACCGCCGGCGTCACCGCCACCCGCACAGGCGCCGGCCCCGCCACGAACACCTCGCCGTCAGGATGCTCAGGCGCGCGCTCCCACAGCGCCACCGCATCGCCGGGAGTCCCACCAGAACGCACCCATATCACATCCATCGCACCCCTCCGGCCGGGTTAGTTATCTGCCTTGCTGATTTGCAGACAGTTCGTGCCGTCGCCCAACAGCGTCAGGGTGTCGTATTGGGCCAGCGCCGCATTGCCGCCCAGCATGATCGTGCTGGTGTCGGTAATTGTGATAGTTTGAGCAGCAATGTTTCGGAGGATAGTGAGTTTGCCGGCGGTCTGACATCCTGTCACCGCTGAGGTTCCCACCGTGCCTGCCGCCGTCAGCGGAATCACCGTATAGTTGGCGGTCGCAATTGTGGAACCGGCTGTCACCGTGATCTGTGTCGGAGCGGTAAAGGCAATCTGCCCGGCCAGGGTTGCGTTCCCGGTCAATGCCATAGTGCTGGCGAAAGTTGCGGCGCCGTCGCACTGTAGAGTGCCGGCCGCGCTAAACGTGCAGCCCGTGGATCCAAACCCACCGCCCACAGTCGTCGCCCCGGTCGTCGCCAGCGTCCCGTTGATAGCCAGGCTATCCAGATTCGTCAGTGCCCTGGACTCCGGCGCCGGCGTGGGGGTAGCAGCCTGTCGCGTGCATCCCCCCAACGCCAACACCAAAACAAGAAGCACCAACGCGAACACATACTTCTGAGACTTCATCGTTGTTCCCTCCGTTGTTCTGCCTCGCGTCCTAACTGCCCGCTCAGGCCGCGACGTTCATCACCTTGGCTGCACCCGGCTGGAACACACAGAACGCCTCCACCTCGGTCATGTAGATGGCCTGTGTCTGCCGGCGCACGTAGCGCTCGATCTCCGTGATGTTGCCCGCGATCTCGAACACCCGCTCGATGGCCATCCGATTGTCGAAGAGCACCAGCTTGTTCGCCGGCGCATCGCTCGTCCAACCCAGTGCCACGTTATCTCCCGTCCGGTTGATGTTGCGGAACCCGCCCAGTGACGGCGCAAAGATCAGCGGCACGTTTGCACTGCCCAGGTTGAGCAACTGCAACTGCAGCGCCATCGCCTCCTGGGCCAGCACCGTGGTCGGAATCAGCGGGCTTGCCATCTTCATCTTGAACGCCAGCCACGCCTTCAGCGTGATCGTGCCGGCCGTCGCGCCCGTGTCCAGGGTGGTCAGGTTGTAGCTGGTGGCCGCCGTGTTCGGGTTTCCGTCGCCGTTGATCAGGACATCCATGATCGCCGCGACCTTGTCATTCTCGGTCTGCGCTGCCATCATCTGAATCCAGTACGCCACCTTGTCAATCGGCGTGCGCCGAATCTGCTCATAGCTCTGCTCGAGCCCGCGACCGTACTTCTTCAGCCTGATCGGATGCTCTGAGCCAGTCAACTTCGAGAGCGGGATGTCCGTCGCTTCCGGCACCCGCAGCATACGCTCCTCAGCCGGCACCGGCGTCAGGTAAAACGCCTCATACGTCCCACCGTCCACCGGAGTCGTCAGCGCCACCAGTTCCGACACAGGGATCGCCGCGCCCACCACACTGGCCGCGCGCACCTGGGCCGCGTACGCAATCGCGCCTGCCCCCGAGATGGACAGCACATCGTCATTCGAGAGGTAGAGCCCGCGCGTGTTGAAACGCCGGCCCAACTGCGCCGTGCGCCACTGGCGGGCGAACCATTCCACAGCCAGCGCGCGCGTCTGCTCGTTGGCGTCGAACTTCTCGAACTTGTCTGCCCACACACCGTGGTCTTCCATCGTGTTGGTGCGGATTTCCGCCACCTGCAGCAGCCGGCCGAAGGCGTCAACGCCATCCTTGTACCCCTGGCTGGGGTCTTGCGTCTCCAACCAGGCCGAAAACGTCATCCCGCGCTTGTACGCGTCCCGGAACATATCGGGCGACACTTGCGGCAGAATCTCCTGCGCTCTCGCCCGCACATCACTCACAGCCATCTCGTAGCCCTCCTGTTTTCTGTCTTCCGATTTCTCGTGCAACCCCGCGCGTTTTGGCGCAGGTTAGCCCAAGAGCACCCAAACCGCCGCGGTATCTGTCGCATCCATGATGACGCCACCGCACACCCCAAGCTCGGCTGCGGTCGCCGTAGCCACCTCACGAATGTACCCCTTCGCCGACGTGTCCAGGTCCCCCACGATCGCCTTGCCCGGAGTCAGCGACGCGCTGGCGCCGGATGGCAGGGTCACGAATCCCCCGACCTGCACCGCACACAACTTGTCCTGCTCCACCGAGATCAGCTTACCGACGACTCGGCTGCCGTCCGTGGTAAGCCCCACCGTCCTCGATGCGGTCAGCGTCACCGCCAAGCCCACCTGCGCTGAACCGTTCGTCTTGGTCCCATCGTAGGTGATCGTGGAGTCGTCAATCGAAAACGCCGCGAACTCCTGTCCGCTCCCTTCCCAACTAAAGCTATCCCGTGGATTAGCCATTACCGTCCCCTCCTGTTGTTCTTCCCTTGCTTCTCACTTTGCACTGTGCACTTTGCACTGTGCACTTTGCACTGTGCACTTTGCACTTTGCACTTTGCACTCTGCACTTTGCGCTTTGCACTCTGCACTCTGCACTCTGCACTCTGCGCTTTGCACTTTGCACTTCTGCCTAGCCCTGATAGGCCCCGGCCATCGTGGTTTTCTCGCTCAGTGCCGGCTTCTGCTCATCGTCGGTCGTCAGCCGGCCGCCGGCAAAAATCCGGTCTCCCAGCGCGCGCCAATCGTCGCGCATCTGCTTGATCGTCGCCAGCGGTGCAGCCTCCAGCAACCTGCGGTACATATCCGCCTGGAAATGCGCCCCACTGGCCCGCACCCCTTCCGCCAGCGCCTCCGCTACCAGGTCGGTTCGATACGCCGTCCCGTCCGCAGCCAGCGCGCGCAGGCCCTCGACCTCATCCGCCAGCGGCCGCAATCGCGCGACCTCGGCGGTCAGCGGTCGCAGCCGCTCAACCTCATCCGTCAGTGGCCGCAGCCGCTCGACCTCATCCGCCAGTGTCCGCAGCCGCTCAACCTCACCCGCCAGCGGCCGCAATCGCTCGACCTCGACGGTCAACTCCTCAATCGTTGGGTCCATCAGTTCCGTGTTACTCCTTTTCCGTTGCAACTCAACCCCGGCTCTCACCACGCGCGCGGCCGGCAGCCGAATCCGATACCGCGCCTCCAACAACGTCGCCTGGCCCGCGCGCAACCGGCCCGCTTCCGCCTCCTGTTGCGCCTTCAGGATCGCCGCGCCTGGCGTCGCCCCGTCATAAACCGCCGACACCTCGCTGAGGTGAGCGTCTTCGACCCACGCAACCGCCATTTCCTGCCCCGTCACGTTGCCCAGCGGATCGCGCAGGTCGTACAACATACCCGGCACATGCAGGCAGTCCCAGTCGCGCAGCATATCCCGTCCACACAGCGAGCATCTGAACTTCCCGCCGTAGAAGCCAACGGACACGTCATGCAGCAGACCGCTCCGCACACCCGCAATGAAATCATCCGTCCCCACGCCGCCCAACCGCAGCCCAGGCACCGTGTAAAACTCGGTCAGCACGCGCGCCACGTCGCCTGCTTCCTCGTAGGTCCCTGTCAGTGACCGGCCCAGGCCAAGCTCCGCGTAGCGATGGCTGTTCTGAAAAGTGACACCCTCCGCCGCCTCTACGCCAAAATTGCGCAGCGTCGTAGGCGCCATCCGAGTGTAATACGCGTCCAGTCGGTTGCTGCTAATCTCGGCCAGCCAGAAGAAGGGCGGCCGTTCCGCCAGAATCGTCTCGTCGAACGCATGGCGTGCCGCAATCGCCATCAAATCAACCGCCGGCGTCATCATGGCCGGCCCCACGCGCGCCGGATGACCAAAAACCGCCTTCTCCAAATCAACCCTCATCCACACACCCCTTTCGGCGCAAAAACAAAAGCGGCGACGAGCCTGCACTCTCGTGCATGACTCATCGCCGCTGATAAAAATCGGTAGCGAAGAAAACTATGTTGGGCGCCGCCCCCAACGTCCGGCCCCTGGCGTGAAGCCAGTCACCGGCTTGGCATGCTCAACGGTCTCCCAGAGCACTGCGCATCTTGCCTCCCGTGTTCCGGGGGTGTGGGTGGTACTGGGTGGTACTGGGTGGGATAAGCGGGCCACCCCCGAAACACCGGGCATCCCAGGCCGGTCAAAAGACTGATCCTGGTGCCAGGAACTTTACCACAACCCCAAAATCTTGTCAATTCGTATTTTGCTCATCACCCCAAATCCGCCGCCGGGCCCTGTGTCACCTGCTCCCATCCTCCATTGCGCCATCCTGCTCAATCTGCAACAGCGGAAGCCGCACCGCCCCAATACGCCGCCGCGCAATGTCCAGGTAATCAGCGTCCATCTCGATCCCGATGAAGCGGAAACCTTCCAACATTGCCGCCTTGCCCGTGCTGCCACTGCCCATGAACGGATCGAGCACCACCCCGCCAGGCGGTGTCACCAACCGCACCAGGTAGCACATGAGGGCGATTGGCTTGACCGTCGGGTGATGGTTGCGGGCCGTGGTATCTGGTCTACCTTCGTCTGCATGTATGCGCTGGCTCATACTTCCGCTTGGTCGCCTATCGCCCACACTTGCATCACGCTCATCCATCCCATCCAGCCCCTCATCCCGATCCGCCTTGCTCGCCTTCGCACAGTAGAAGAAGCGCGCAGCACTGCCGGCGTCATTGTGTGGCGTTGCGCCGTTGGAACCGTGAAACATACCACTTACGACCGGCTTGTGATTTTCGCGGTTCTCGCGGTAACTGTTCCCCGTCACTGGAAACCCCGCCACCACCTCATCGCTGCCGTCGTGAATGACGTTTGCAGGCCATCTTCCCGGTGGTACCGCGCCAGTCCTGGCGCGGTATTGTCCATCCTTCCCGTTGTTATACTTCCCGCTGAACTTTGGCGCTGTGCGTCGTGAATCGTCATAGTCTGTGGGATTCAGGTCTTCAGCCGTCCCCACCCTACACCCATCCACATTGATCGCTCCCGTGCCCCATTCAAGCACATTGGCGGCCACCGTCCCCTGCAGAGGCTTCCGGGCCACAATGATCGGCTCCCACGCCGGTTTCAGCGCCGTGCCCCAACCCTGCCAGCGTGCGGCGTCGGAAGTGATCGGATTGGGCGACAACACGGAATCTTTGAACTCCTTCGACCATTCGTCTTGCGCGTAGGTTCCTCGCACGACACCGGAGCGCACGCCCCGGATCCGCTCGCGTGTTTCACCTGCCGCCTTGTCAATCGCCTTGCTCACATCGTGCGATTTCGGGAAACCCGATCCATACACCCACATGATCGTATCCCGAATCTCCCATCCCGCATCCTCAATCGTCACAGCCAGCCGGTGGAATGTCCGGGTACCGCCAAACGCCAGCAGATGCGCCCCAGGCTTGGCAACTCGCAGCGCCTCACGCCAGAACTGCACGCCCGGCACCCCGTGATCCCAATCCTTCCCCATGAACCCCAGCCCATAGGGAGGATCGGTCACAATGGCGTCAACGCTGTTTGGCTCCATTGCCCGCATAACGTCCAGGCAATCGCCGACATGTAGTATCACGCCATCAGTCACCGTTCTTTTTCCCATCCGCAATCTACGGTCTTCTTCCGCTTACGCCGCGGCATCACCGTCCTCGGCAACGCCAGGTACTCCTCAACCGCTCCCAGTTCGATCAACCTGGCCTGCCGAATCCGCAGCCACAGCTCGCGCTCGGCCGGCGACAGGGTCTGGCGTAGATACCCCGCCAACTGCGTGAGCGCCCTCAAATGTGCTCGTCGCAAAGCCAGCAAAGCCCCGTGCGCCATCGTCCCCTCTGGTAGATTGGTGGTGAATTCTTCTCTCACTGGCAACGTTGCCAGTGAGGACGTGTTGGTCCCGGCCATGTAACCCCCGACACCAGCTATCTCAAAGAGGTCTATCTCCAAACGAGATAGACGATCCCCAGCCAGGCTTCCGGCTCCAATCATTACAGCGGCTGCACTCGCCCGCGCGCCGGCCTCTGCATCCGATGATCCCTATCTGGTGGGCGATGCCGGCCGCCCTGCTCATGCAGGTACAGCCAGTAATCGCCCTCCAACGCCTCGGCCTTCTTAGCCGCTGGCGGCGTGCCCGCTGCCTCAATCCACACTTCCAGTACGCCGTTCTCCAGCCGATACGACACCGGCTTCTCTTTCTCTGCCCCACGCACCACGACAACCTGCACGTCCATGATTCACCCCGCTGTCAGACTCACTGGTATGGCCGCGGACATCGTCTTCTCCGCAACCGCCACATGCCCCACGACGGCCTGCGCCGCCTCGTCCTGCGTAATCCACCCCTCATCGCGCTTGCGCGCGGCGTTCGCAATCACCAGCGCCTCCGTCTGTGCATCCCGCATCAGCTCCGAGGCCCGCAACTCCGCAAACCGAAACTTCACCGTCGCCTGAATGCCCTGCGCCTGCAACGCCAGGCCGAGCAGCCGTTCCAGCATCGCCTCCAGCCTGTGCTGCAAGCTCTTGATGCCGGCCGCGTGAATCTCCCACTGCTGCACGGCATGGGTTTCGGTCGTGGCTTCGTTCACACCCATGAGCACTGGCATGGTCTTCAGCGCCCGGATCACCGTCCGTTCCAGCGCGCGAATGATGGGGTCAATCGCACCCAGGCTGTTGCTGTTCACCGTCCCCACACCCTGGTTGACCACGATCGCCGTGCTGTGAATGTACGCGTCGTCTGGCTCCAGGCTGGCGTACACGTTCTGCACCTCCGTGATAATCTGGCGCGCCCAGGTCTGCACCGCCGTCGGATCATCTTCCGTGTTGGCTGGCATCAGGTTCGCCAACTTGTCGAAATCAATCGCCAGGTCCAACCGCGGCCATCCCTGCTGCTGCACCACGCGCCGCAGATCGTTCATCAGACCAAGAGAGAATAGCACCGTATTGAGCGCAGACGCAGCCAGCGGCCGGCCGTAGGGGCTGCCAGGCAACGGGTCAATCGGCACATACTGAATGGTCGGCCGCGCCAAGCGCACGAAACGCCCACCTTGCATCTGCCCCAACCTCCAGACCTGTCCCAGCGCGCGATCAGTCACTTTCTCGAACCGGGCGCTGATCGGATCCACGGCAGCCAGATTCAACGGCGCGCGGCCGGCCGCATCCAGCACCATCTCAGCGAAGAAAGCCCCGCGCAGGAAGGCTCCCATGAAAAGCATTCCAAACACCACATCCGCGCCCACCGGATTATCGCCGGCATAGGGACCGGTGATCTGGGCCAGGAACGCATCGAGCGCAGACTGGGCGGTCGGGCTTGGATTGCTGCTCCCAGGCTCGAACGTCTGCGCCGTCCAACCTGGGTTACACAGCCGCAAGAAGTCCCACAGCGCGCGGCTCACATCCGGCGAAATATCCGGCAGCAGGCGCATAAGCTCTGCCGGCGACATGCGATCCAGCGTCTGCGCATCCAAATTGAGTTGGCGCCAGGTCGTCTCTGGCGATTCCGGCGCCATCATCACGCTGGCGCCCATCCCAAAAATACCCGCGTCGTCCCACGACAGCCGCCCGCCGGCCAGCGTTTGCGGCGTCACCGATCCTGTGCCCTTTGCCCGTGTCTTTGTTTCCTCTCTACCCAACAATCGCCCCAACCAACTCGCCATACCTCACCTCCTCAACCACGAAAACGTAGCAGTATTTACCGACTGATAACCGTTATCAGTCGGTAAATGCTATTACATCTCAAATCCCCCACCCCTTCGCCGTACCCTGCGCCAGCACACCCACCGCTCGCGGCCGCAGGCTGGCTGCAGCACAGTAGGTCTCCGCATGAGCATAGTGATCCGGCCCGCTTTCCACGTAACGCGCGGCCAGGTTCCCGTCGCGTTTGCGTTCAGTCACCCGTACTGACGCCTTCAAATGCTCGTAGTAGTCCACGCTGCTGCGCATGGTCGCCGGCAGCGTGTTTTTGCCATCAGTGAACCGCACCATCATCTCATCCATCGCGCGCGTCCTGTCCAATGTCACAATGCCCTCTTTGTCGTTCCACTGGCCGATGTCCTCATGCCGCGTGCCCTCGAAGCTGGAATAGTATGCCAGCCACACCGTGCCCCGCCGCCCTGCGTTCACCTCGCCTTGCAATTTACGCGCGGCGTGCGTCTCCGGCAAGGCATCCATCACGCAGACGCCCACATTGAACGCCCGAATCAACCGCCCCACCTCATCGAACGACACCGCCTCGCCGGCCCGCCGCAGCGGTCGCTCGCCCGTGGTCGCATCCGCCGGCCCTCTAATCACGTAGTGCAGCACCCGCCCCACGTCCACACCCATCACCGTGCGCTCCTTAGCCAGCGCTCCTGGCGCATACTCACGCCGGCACGCATCCAGCACCTGGTCAGTCAGCCCGCCCCCCTGCGGCGTGTATGGCTCCCCCAAGTCCTGGTTGAAGGCTTCCTTACGCTTCGACTCGTCGGCTGTCTGTAGCGCCCTGATCGTACTCATCAGGTTGGCCTGCGCGCTGAACAGCTTCGACAGATGAAAGCCCGCCACGTCACGCCCTGGGAAGGTGGGCACCCACTGCCCGACCGCCAGGCGGTTCATCTCCCGCTGGCAGCGCCGGCACGCCACAAACGCGCGTCCCTCCGCGCGGCCCCACCAGTCCACCGGCCGGCCCAGTTCATCCTGCTCGATCACCACCTGCTGGATCGTGAGCGTCTGCCACGTCCCGCAGTGGTCACAGCGCAGGTGCCACAGGCGTTGATCTGTATTGCGCCATTCCAGATCAATCCCCACGCCCGTGTAGGTTGGCGTGGAGACATCACGCTCCTCCTTGTGTGCGCTGTGCCCCAGGCGCTTGCGCGCCAGCTCCGGCGCTCGCACGTCAATCTCATCGTACTCATCGAGGATGATACCGTCGGCCGGCAACGACTTCAACTGCGGCGCGTTACCGTCCGGCTTCACGCGACCGCCACGGAAGTACAGCCAACTATTGTGAATGCGCTTCAACGTCACCCGGTCCGCGCCGCGCCGCGCATCCGCCGAGCCATCCACCACGATCTCCGCCAGGTACGTGCTCGCCTCCAACGCCGGCCCAAACCGCGTGCGGCTGAAATCCGACACATCGTCATCTGTGGGCATCACGTACAAAATATCCATGCGCCGCGCGTCCGCCGCGTGCAGCGCATAACTCACCAGGTACTCGCTGGCGCCCACCTGGCCGGCCTTCTTCACCACCATCTGCCGGGCGTCGCATTCATACAGACCCTGCAGATACGCGTGATTGGTCAGGTCAAACGGCGTCTTCGGCGACAGCATGATCCGGTACTTCATCGTCCACGTCAGCAGATCGTCGCCCCCGGTCGCCCGCCGGCGCTGCACCAGGTGCGCCTGCGCCGCCAGCGCCATCTGCAACCGCCCGGAGGTTGGCAAGGAGGGCAGCAAGCTCGTCATCGCTCAGTTTCTCCAGATCGAAGGGCCGCTTTATCTCAATTGACCCGCCGACCTCGTGTTTCTCCTTACTGGTCGCCATGTCGGCCGCCAGCCGCGCCAGCTTTGACCCCGTCTCAAAAAAAGATGCCGCATCGCGCATCGTCCAGCGCGCCGGCATCACCACCGTCGTTTGACGGCCATCCTCATCTTTCTTTTCCTGGCGCGCCAACGGCCACGCCAACATCTGCTTCGCCCTACCCACCAAATCCTGCGCCGACTTCCACTCCCTCTCGCGCAACCGTCGGCGCCGCAACTCCCATCGCTCCTCATCCCGCCGGCGCACCTCCTCGTCCCACGCCTGCGCCCGCTCCTCCCATCGCCACTGCTGCGCCGCACGTCCCCAGGAGCCGGGCACGCGCCGCGCGCGCGAACTCTCCTTCTCCTGCGCCCGCTCCGCGCGCACCGCCCGCTGCAGCGTTCGCCGCGGCCCCAACAACCGGTACGCGTCGAACCGCACGAACCACAAACTCGACTCCCCATCCAACCGATCCCACGCGTTGGCGTCGTCCATCTGCCCCAAACCTATACACAAAGAGCCAAATAAAATGACGCCCCAGAACGCCTTTTAACGCCTTTTCACCCCAAAATCACCCTCCCGGCCTATTCCCATACGCAAATCATACTACGCTACCCCCATTTGTAAAAACGCACCCTCATCACCGCGCGTCAAATCAACCACCAACAGCCCAGGCCGCAACCGCAATTGCCCATAATCAACCTTCGTCGTCACCACCAAAACCTCGCACCACCGCACCACATCCTCTATACACCCCACAACCTCCACCTGCGCCTCGTCTCTCACCGGCGCCACCGGCACCGACTCATCGAACGCCCGCACCCGCCGGCGCAGCTCCCCATTCGTCAAGCACCCAATCAACCGCAGCGCCGGACTATCCCGCAGATCACCCGTATGCTGATTGTGCGCCAAACCAATCACCCCAATCCGCTCCGCGCGCGTCTGCTTCACCACCTGCGCCGCGCGCTCCACATGCACATCGTTACTCGGCAGCACCGCCTCCAACAATGGCAACATCAGCCCGCGCTGCGCCCCCAACCCCATCAACGCCCGCACATCCTTCGGCAAACACGGCCCCCCAAACGCAAAACCAGGGCGCAGGTATGCAGCACTGATATTCAACCGCTCATCACGGCAAAAAATCTCCATCAACTCCTGCCCGTTCACCCCCAGCGAGCGACTCATCCGCCCCATCTCATTCGCAAAAGTCACCTTCAACGCGTGCCACACATTACTCACCAACTTCACCAGCTCCGCCGTCTCCACCGCCGTCTCCACCAGCGGCCCATCAACCCCAACATACAACTCCCGCAACTGTGCCCGATCCTGCGCATCGTCCCCCCCAATCACCACGAACGGAGGCCGCATAAAATCCCCCACCGCATACCCTTCACGCAGAAACTCAGGATTATAAATCACCCCAAACCCATCGCCCGCGCGTTTCCCTGCAGCCCGCTCGACTGCCGGCACCACCACCCCGCGCGTTGTTCCCGGCGTCACCGTACTCCGCACCACCACCAAGCGCCGTTCCGCCTGATTCGCCAACGCCCTCCCAACCTCCTCGCATCCCGCCCGCAGATCCCCATAATCGAACCCACCGCCCGCCACCGCAGGCGTCCCCACACACAACATCACCACATCACACCGCTCCACCGCATACCCAATTGAATCCTCCACCGTCAGCGCCCCGCCCGCCAGCGCCCTCGCCCACAAATCACCCAACCCCGGTTCTGCCGCCGCCAGCCGGCCCTCCCGCAAATCATCCGCTCGCTGCCGATCCTTCTCCACCCCCATCACCCGATGTCCTATTGCCGCCAGACACCCCGCCACCACCGTCCCCACATACCCAAGCCCAATCACGCACACGCGCGTCATCGCCATCTCCTTTCCACATTCACCACAATCAGCGTCGTCGTCGCCGAATTCTGCACCGTAATCCATTCCCCCCACTTTCGCTGCAGATAAGCCAACTCCGCCTGATTCCGCTTCCCGCTGCGGCTCAGGCTATTTCCTCCCGGATAACTCCACCGCTTCCTGTGAATGAACGAAAATCGCCCGTCCATCACAATCACCCGCCGGCGCAACTGCGCCGTCAGACAAAAATCAATATCCGCCCGAATCCGCAACTCAGGATCGAAACGAATCTCCCGCCCAACGATCCCCATCGCCGCACCCACCCACCCGCAAAACCTCATCGGGTCCTGCGGCCTGAACTTACGCGTATCCCCGCCCGTCTGATCGAAACCAAACACAGGCGCCCCAATCCCCCGCGCAATCTCCGCCGTATTCTCCACAAACTGCCGAATCGCCTCTGGATCACGAATCACATGTGACCTGGTCGGAGAACCAACCGGCGAGCGCACCTGGTACACATCATCGTCCACGATGAACACACACTCATCATCCACATGATCCAGAATCCAATTCTTGAGCGGCCCAATCCCCCACAAGTCTTTGGGGTGCGCCAGCAGCGGCGCCCCCAGCACCTCATACTGCTGCGCCTGCTCCTCATTGACCACAACCGTGGCCCCAGGAAACAGCGCAAGCGCGGTGCGGCAATCCCCTACTCGGCTCTTACTTGGAATGACGACCCTGATTCCCATTTATCTATCGCCCTCGCGCCATCAATCACCCGGCACATCCCAACCTTGCGCCGGCCCTTCCCAATATCGAACGCCGCCCGGTCAATGCCCAGGAACGACACGGCCTTCGTCCAGTCCATCTGATTCCTGAACACCAGCATCACATAGTCGTAATGCTCGAACGGCTGCAACGCCATCGCCGGCGCCGCGTCACCGCCCGCCTTTTTGGCTTTATCCCCCTTCTCGTCCTCGATGATGCCCTCGATAAGCCGGGCCACCTCATCATCGTAGAAGTAGCCATCGAGCTGCACGCCGCTCTCGATGTCGCGCATCAACTGCTCGATGTCCCACACCAGATCAAGCTCGGCCACGCGATTATCGGCATAGGCCAGGGCGCGAGCATCGGCGTCTGTGTCCAAATCCAGGTCGGTGCGCTGCACAGCCACCAGCCGGCTCCCGTCCGTTGGCACAATGATGATCTCCTCAATCCCCACCCCGGCTGCGCTCTGCAGCGTCTTATTGCCGGCAATCACCTTCCCATTCCGATCCACCAGGATCGAACGCCCTGCCCGCAAATCGCGCAGCGACTTATCCAACATCCCGCGCCCCCGATCCGTCCCCAGATTTGCATTATGCTCATCCGGCAGCAGATCATTCGCCTTCACCACGCGCATACCCCCAAAATCAACCGACATACACCCTCCTGATCTCATACAACTACGTAACAAGCATTCGTCAATGCCAAATTATAGAACACATGTTCTATAATTTGCAAACCACCAACGCTCACACGCACTCAATCAATTTGACAGCTATAATACTTTTATGGCCAGCCGGCCGGCGAGTTGCGTGTCATCAAGACTGGCGAGCAGACCATAGATGGCGCCCGCCGTTACTACTACGCAGCCAACCCGCCGCGCCGGCTGCTCATCGTCGCGCGCAACGGCTCCCATCTGGAGTCTGCGCGTCCCGGACAATACTGGAAGGCCCTCATCGGCTGGGACGATGGCGACAACGCTCACGTCCTCTCCGGGGACGAAGGGAAGCGGCACACCAAACTCACGATTGATCTGCTCCTTGATGTGCCAATTCATGACATAGGCGTTGCGACCCCCCTCTCGACCGTCGTTGACCGCGCCCCGCGCTCCGACCGCCCTGGCGGCGTGCGCGGCACGATGGCCGGCCGCCCGCCCGTGCAACCCGGCGATCGCGTCGAGCAGCACAACATCACATTGCCGTCACGTCTATGGCGGCGTGCCGAAACGACTGGCGCCGGCAATCGGTCGGCCGGCATCTACAGACTCATCGAAGGAGAGGAACCTATGTCAGTCTCATTACCAGTGAATGTGGCGCAGGTGCTGCGCATGTGGCCGGAGGCGACCGCCGTAGCGATGGAGGTGAACGACCAGGTCGCCATCATCGTCAAGTGCGAACGGAAAGACGCACAAAGCGCACATCGCCCCGGCGTGCCGGTGGCGTTCCAGACCATGCTTGGCCTCTACCCTGACGCCGGCGCCGTGATCCGCCTGGCGCTGGAGATCAGGGATCAGCCGGGCCATCCGCTCAAGTTCGAGACTTTTCTCAATCCAAGCCAGGCGAACCCAGACCAGGCGCACGATCTGGCCCTGTTACGCAAGTTGGCCGGGCAGACGACGCTAGACATTCATATCTTCGACATGCACATCAACTACCAATACAGCAAGCGCATTCCGTTTCGAGAAACGCCGCGCGCCGAGCTGTCCCTGCTGATCCAGCAGGCGCAGGAACTCCTCGCCGGCATCCCGGAGACCACCCTCAACTTCGGCAAAGCCCGCGACCAGATGATGGCAGAGATTCCGCTATAGAGGCCCAGATGAACGACCGCACGCTCACCCTATCCGCAGATACGGCCACCCGGCTCGACAACCTGGCTCGCCGCCTGGGCGTCCCGCTCGACGTGGCCCTGGCGCAGATCGCCGTCCGCATGGACGTGATGGATCGCATCGCGGCCATGCTGGCGGTTGAAATCACGCCCAGCCCGGCGCCGCTGCATGGGCCGCGGCCTGGTAGGGCTGGCAGCCTACCGGGCAGGCAAGCCCTTCGTGGGCACAGAATTGAATCAACGCCGGCTGGCCTGCCTGCTAGCGGCGATTGCCCACCTGGGCGGTCAGGTGGCAAGACAAGAAGAAAAATAAGGAGAAACGTCATGTACACCACATATACCGGACAAAACGTCCTCATCGAACTGGCCCGAGGGGGCGCCGTCACATCCTACCAAATGATCGGCCAGGGCATAGCAGAGCAGATCGGAACGTCCACCCAAGATCACCAGACCCTGCTCGACATCCTGCTCACCCCGGCCGGCCTTAGCGTTGGCCCCAACAACACCATCCTTGCAGCGCCCAGCGCCGCATAAACGGGCGCCCATCGCCCCCCCACAAAACCAGAAGCCTCGTGAACACCGATTCACGAGGCTTCTGGTTTTTTCGCGCACGCGCGTCGACCAAACTCGTTTCCCGTATCCCAAATCAGTCCCAAAAAACTCAGGGATAAACTCGTACCGCCCAGAGATTGACACCTCGATTGGCCTGTGAGAGAGTGAGACCGTCAGTTCAACCGAATTCACAGATCAGAAAGGAATCATTCTCATGGTCAAACCGCATGTCCTCGTCACCCCAGGCTCCTTCACGGACCACATCTGCTGGAGACTCAGCACCCTCGGCGCCAGCGTCCACATCCTCGCCCCCAACGAAAACCCGTACAAAATGTACGAAAAGGCCTCGCACATCCTCCTCCCCGGCGGCGCCGACATTCACCCATCCTACTACAATACCCGCGTGCGCTTCGCCCACCCCGTCGCATCCCGCCGCGATCCGCTCGAATACGGCCTCGCCACCCTTGCCCTGGCTGACGCCAAACCAATCATGGGCATCTGTCGCGGGCACCAGATGATTTGCGCCGTCGCCGGCGGCACCCTCCACCAGGACATCTGGCAGGATACTGGCATCGAACATCGCTCGAACATCCACGACATCGTCATCGTCTCTCGCAGCCGGCTCAGCCGCATCCTCAAGACGCGCACCTGTCAGGTCAACTCATTGCACCACCAGGCCGTCGCCGATGTCCCCGCCGGCTGGCGCATCGCCGCCACAGCCGGCGGCATCGTCGAATCCATCGAACACCCCCGCCTGCCCGTCATCTCAGTACAATGGCACCCTGAAATCTTGCAGTCCCCGACATCCACCGCCCTTTTCGCCTCCTTCCTCGCCCTTTCCTGAACCAAACAAAAACAGGCGGCGACATGTGACATGTCGCCGCCTGTCGCCTCTTATCATCGTCCCTAGTCATGGAGAATGTCAGTTCAATCACAGCCAGAAAGGACAAGAAGGCTCCCGCCAATTATACATCTAAGCCACCAAACCCCCAAACCAATTCACCGCAACGCCCTCACAAATGCCCCCAGGTGCATCCACACGCGTTCACCAAGCACATCTCCCTTCATCCCCAACGCCAACCGGCGGCTCATGGGTGCTCTCAAGTGCCATCGCCCTCACGCCATACTGTCCTATGCCCAGCACGCGCATGGCGCCTTCCGGCAGTTCCTGGGTGAGCACTTTCAGAGCGCCCGCGCGCCACATCGGCGCCCCACCTCTGCCGTATCCCAAAATCAACCTCGCCAACCTTCCAAAACTCAGGGATAAACTCGTGCCGCACAGAGATTGACCCCCCGATTTGTCGGTGAGAGAGTGAGACCGTCAGTTCAATCGAACCCAGTCAGAAAGGAATGTCACCCATGGCCGCCAATAACAAGTCCCGCTTCATCACCGTTGACGCCGAGCAAATCACCTTCGGCGTAGAGATCGAGTGTTTCCTCCCCAACTCCTATCTGTGGGAGAACGCCATCCGCATTGGTCGCTACCATCACGGGTACGCCCTTCCCGCCCCCTTCCCGCCGCTGTGGGAAACCCAGGCCGATAGTTCCCTGCGCAACTGTCCCGCCGGCTACACGCCGCTCGAAATCGTCTCCCCGGTGTTGCACGGCAGTCAGGGCATCTCAGAAATCGTCCAAATCTTCGACTTGCTCAACGCCGCAGAAGCCAAAATCAACAGCACCTGCGGCTTCCACGTACACGTAGGCATCGCCTCCCTGCTGGGCGAATCCCCGGAAACATCGCCGGTCATGGTGCGTTTCCTTCATCGCATCCTCAACCTGGTCAGCCATCACGAATTCGGCATCTACGCCACCATCAACTCTCCTGAGCGCATGCGTAACGACTACTGCAAAACCGTCAAAACCCGTGACGAAAACATGCTCATCGCCACAACCGACGATCTTGACCTGGTCAAAGAGCGCAAAATCGAAGATCGCTACCACACGCTCAACTTGTGCAACCTGTTCAACAGCAAACAGACAATCGAGTTTCGCATCTTCGCCGCCACCCTGAACAGCATCAAAGCCATCGGCTACATCACCACCGCCCTCGGCCTCTGCCACCGTGCCGCCCAGGTTCCCCAATCACCCAAATTCGATTTTCAGCTGTGCTGCCCAGAATGGCAAGAGGCCGGCGACGAGCTTCTACAAGCCCTCGGCCAGACGCAGCGAAAACCGGGCAGCGCCCGAATCCCCTACGGCTGGCCCAAAGCAACCTGGATCGCCTACGGCGAAAAAGTTACCGAACTCCAGCAACGCTGCATCAGCGTGTTCGCCAATCGTCCGCATTGATCCCCGATTCATTCTCAGTCGCCAGCAGCCCCCCGCTGCTGGCCCCATCGTTCACCATGAAAGGACCTGACCATGCCTGCCGATTCGCACACAGTCCAGCCGACCATCACCCCCATCCCCTACCACCAGATCAGCACTGGCGACAACGACCGCACCGTCTTCCGCCCCGAAGACCTCCAGACCCTCGCCGACAGCATCGCAGCCGAAGGCCTCATCCAACCCATCACCGTCCGCCCCCTCTACCACTGCCCACGCTGCCGCCAAATCACCTGCACAGGCGACCGCCCCACCGAATACTGCGACTGCGCCGGCGCCACCTGGCCCGCCGTCTACCAGATCGTCGCCGGCGAACGCCGCTGGCGCGCCATCGGCCTGCTCGCCTGGCCCACCGTCCCCGCCATCATCCGCGACCTCACCGATCAGCAAGCCAGCGCCATCATGCTCATCGAAAACGTCCATCGCGTTGACATAGACCCTATTGACGAAGCCCGCGCCTACCAAAAGCGCCTCGACCAATTCGACTGGACAATCGCCCATCTCGCCCGCACCGCCAAAGTCACCCCCAAACGCATCCAGGCCCGCCTCAGCCTCTTGCACCTCATCCCCGACGTACAACGCCTTGTCCAACAGAACATCGTCGGCGTCCAATTCGGCGAGTGCATGGCCGATCTCGACCGCAACCGCCAATTCATCGCCTTCCGTTACCTGAACACCTCCGAGCGCCCCCTCCTGCGCGAATTCCGCGCCATCTGCAACCGCCTGCGCGCCGAACAAGCCCAGGACACAATGTTCAACCTTGACTTCTTCATCACCCAAACCCTCGACGACCATGCCGCCAGCCGCACCGCCTGGCAGCAGCCCGTTTTCCCCGTGGATGGCGCCATCCCCAAAATGCGCCGCGTAGGCTCAATCGGCCTCAGCATCGAAACCTACATCCATGAGCTGCTCACCAACCCTGACCCGCACCTGCAGGCCATCGCCCCTATCATCGGCAGCTTCTACCAGGCCATACTCGAAGCCGGCTTTGCCTACCCGCCGCACGGCCCCAGCCCCCTCCGCTCCGGCAGCCAACTCCGCCCCTGACCCATTCCAACGCGGCCGGCCCTGCCCCCAGCCAGGGCCGGTCGGCGACAAAAACTGGTGGAAACCTGCGTGAAAACTCGCCCACCAAAGAGATTGACTTCTCATGCCTCTCGTGCGAGAGTCAACCTGTCAGTTCAATCAAATCTAGCCAGAAAGGACAGCAAAATCATGAACATCCCGCCCACCGCCCCCTGGACAGACGCCGATCTCATCTTCAGCTACAGCAGAGCACAAGCCATCGCCGACGGCGTTCTCGTAGATGCCTCCACCGGCCCACTCGGACAGATCAGCCGGCAAACCTACAAATACCCCATCGCCATGACCGCCGAAGTCTTCTTCATCATCGAGCAAGCCGCAGACAACCCGCTTCTCCACAACGACTTGACCGGCATTTGGAACGACATCATGTGGATGAGCCTGCGCTACATCATCGCCCGCCCCGATCCCGCCACAGTGCTATTCCAGGTCAAAATCACCGGCATCGAAGACCGTGAAATCTTCACCTTCAAGCTCGTCGTTGGCCCCGGCGACAACGCCGAACCCGTCATCACCCTCATGCTCCCGGATCAGGATTGACATATTAGAACAGGCGTGCGAAACTTTCGCACCAAAGGAGATCACACATGAACATCGTCACCCAAAACCACTACAACCTGTTCGACGTAATCTCGTCCCTGCAAAAAGAGATTCGCCGTGCCAACGAAGAAGCTGCCATGTACTGGTCGCTCGAACTCATCCCCAAGTTCGAAACGTACCTTTGGCGCCGGCTCATCATCATCGCCAACGAAGACATCGGCATCGCCAACCCCGGCCTGCTCGCCCTTGTCCCCAACCAGCGCACCCTCTACTTCGAGATGCGCAGCGAGGGCAAAGACTCCAGCGCCCGGCTCATCCTCGCCAACACCATCCTCGTCATGTGCCGATCCCCCAAATCCAGGCTGGCCGACCACTTCCAATGCGCCGTTCACCAGGACCGGCTGCACGGCAAGCGCCTTGAAGTCCCCGACTACGCCCTGGACAAACACACCGGCCGCGGCCGTTCAATGGCCCGTGGCGTCCAGCACTGGCTCGAAATCGGTTGTCAACTCAACCCGCCCTCCGAAACCCCCGATCCCTACACCGATCGCGCAGCCCACTACTGGCAGAACGACTTCATCGAAATCACCTGGGGCAAGCGCACATCCAAATCTGCCGCGTCCCCCGAATTGTTCCCTGAATTCCCCGAAAACCCCACCCTTTTCGATTGAACCTGCCCCTCTCTACCCAAACAACACAGGCGGCGACATCTGCATGTCGCCGCCTGTGTCTTCCCCGACAGATGCCCCCAGGCGCATCTGCCCGCGTTCACTGAAACCTCTCACCTTCACCCCATCGTCATTCCTCCGCCAACCGGCTACCTCCTGGGCGCTCCCAGGCATCATCGCCCTCACACCATACCGTCCTATGCCGCAGACGCTCATAGCGCCTCTCAGCAGTTCCTGGGCAAGCATTCTTTCGCGCATCCGCGCGCCACATCGGCGCCCCACCTCTGCCGTATCCCAAACCCACTCCCGTCAACCTTCCAAAACTCAGGGATAAACTCGAATCGTCAAGAGATTGACACCCCCATCTGCCTGTGAGAGAGTGAGACCGTCAGTTCAATCGAACCCAGTCAGAAAGGAATCACTCTCATGACCGCCAAGCTCTGTGTGCGTGACCTGCCAGCCACCGAAAGGCCCATCTACCGCGCCGAAACATTCGGCACTGGCGCCCTCAACGCCGGCGAATTACTCCAAATCATCCTGGGCTGTGCCACCCTCGACACCAGCAGCGCCCTCATCGCCCGAGCCGGGCACCTATCCGGTCTCATCAACATGACCCTCGAAGAACTCACCGCCATCCCCGACATCGGCCCCACGCGCGCCGCGCGCATCAAAGCCGCCCTGGAGCTTGGTCGGCGAGCCGTCCTCACCTCCCCCAACCGCAGCGACTCCCTTCTCAGCCCTGCGGATGCCGCCAACCATCTCCTCTACATGCGCACCTACGAAAAGGAGCACCTCGTCGTCATCCTGCTCAACACCCGCAACGGCCACATCGGCACCGAAACCATCTCCATCGGCAGCGTCAACTCAGCGGGGGTGCGCATTGCCGAAGTCTTCCGCCCAGCCATCCGCCGCAACGCCGCCTGCATCATCGTCGCCCACAACCACCCCTCTGGCGACCCCTCGCCCTCCCCAGAAGACGTAAACGTCACCCGCGCCATCGTCGAAGCCGGCAAACTGCTCGACATAGACGTGCTCGATCACATCATCATCGGCAACCCCGGATGGGTCTCCCTCAAAGAGCGCGGACTTGGCTTCTAATGTCCAAACGCAAAACAAAAAGAGGCTGGACGATGCGAGCGTCCAGCCTCTCTCACAGGTCTCCGGTCAAAGATCAGAGATCATGGATCAGAGATCAGAGATCGGGTTTCGTGGAAGAAGGGAGTTCTTCCGGTCTCAGGTCTCCGGTCTCAGGTCTCACAACCCGCACCGGCAATACTCCGCCCGTCGCCGCCCAATTCTCCAGCGCACGGCGCATCACCGCCGCCGCGGGGATCCCTGTCTCCTTCACCAGCGCCATCACCGCCTCGTGCAGGTCATACTTCACCCTGACCTGAAACAGAAAACTATCCTCTCGCTTATTGTACATGTTGCCCCCTTTCCCCAACTATATCATAACGTCGCACCCCTGTCAATCGGGCGTATGACATCCAATAACTTGTCAGTATTTCGTCAGCTTCGGAGATTGACAAATCGCCTATAGTATGATATAGTATGACATAGAACGAACAAAAAACAGCCGGCAGATGTCTCACCATCCGCCGGCCAGATACTCAGGAAGGAGCGTTCCATGAGCACCCAAATTATACCCCAAGCCGTGCAGCGAAGCAACTCTCCCGCCGTCCAACAGGCGATTCTCGCCAGCAGGGCTATCGAAGCCAAGGTTGGCAACCGGTACGCCACCGCCGTTGATCTCGTGCGGGCTGATGCAGTCGTGGTCGCACCAGATGGCGCAATCACCGTCGCCGGCCGCTATCACATCACCGGCAGCGGCTGCGACTGCAACGACGCCAGGTTTGACGCCCCCCTGGTCAACGGACGCAAAGCCTGCGCCCACCAGGTCGCCGGCTGGATCGCCCTCAAAGCCGCCCGCCTCGCCGCCCAACCGCCCACCGCCCAGGCCATGACCCTCGCCCAGATCATGCAGGCCGCAACCATCGTCAACGGCGTCCCCTACGTCCTGCAGCCCACCCACATCGGCGGGCATGGCTATGCCCAGATCGTACAGGCCACCGAAGACCCCAAGGCCCACGAGATTTACCTCATCTGCGGCGACTGGCGCGAAGATGCACTCTTCGTCGCTCAGTGGGGCGCCCACTGGGGTAAAATTGACGCTGCAGCCATGGGGCAACTGCTCACCAGCTTGGTCTCGCCGAAAGTGGCGTCGCAAATTGCCGCACAACCCCTGGCGATCGCCACGCAGCCCGTGATCGCCTACTACCTTGAGACCAGCCACACGGCCGGCATCAAAATCATGGTTGCCAACGGCCGCAAACCCCCCAAATGCCTCTACATCGTTGCCGGCCCCGACCGGCTCGCACAGGCCGCCGCCTGGATCGAAGCTCGTGCCGGCGGCATGGTTGACCATTGTCGCCAGACCACCCCCGCCGTCAATTACGAGCTGCGCCGCTCCCTCCTCCCCGCCCGCTGGCGAACGCGCATGGGCGGCGACCAGATCGGCCAAGCCTGGATCATCTACGCCTCGGCCCCGACCGCCTGAAACGACAGCAAGGGAACGGTCTGGGACCGTTCCCTTGCCGAAAGGAGAACAATGCTAGGACTAGACTTAGACGGAACGATCCTCAACTACGGGGATCACACCCAACTCCGCCCCAACCGCGCGCTGTTCGACCTGCTACCTCCCCCGCAGCCGGTCGTCATCATCAGCAACCAGGGCGGCGTCGTTTTCAGCCAGGCCGATCCGGCCAAATACCCGTCTCCCCAACGGGTTGCCGAACGCCTGGCCTTCGCCGCCAGCGTCCTCGCCAAAGCCGGCTACCCCCTGGTCGCCATTCACCTCAGCGTCTATCACCCCAAAGCGTCCCCCGGCAGCATCACAGACACCGCCATAGCGCTGCGCAAAATCATCCCCCTGCGCATCACCGGCGCCTCCATGCATGTCTACATCGGCGCTGCAAGCCGCAAGCCCGGCCCCTTCATGCTCAAAGCAGCCGATGCCACCACTTATGCCGGAGACAGCCCCGAAGATCGCCAAGCAGCCGCTGCTGCTGGCATCCCCTTCATCCACATCCCCCGTTTCGAGTAGAGGAAAACAAACATGTTCAAGCCATTCAAGCAAGCTCTCCCGCGTCGCCTCTGGGCGTTAGTCGGCTTTCCCGGATCCGGAAAATCCACCTTCGCCGCCCAAATGCGCGGCCCCATTCTCGCCATTGACGCCGACCAGCGTTTCAACGAAGTAGCCAGGCTGGCCGCAGCCGGCGCCTACGAACTGTCTGACACCCCTGCCGACAACGTCGTCGTGGAGCAGATCGTGCAGCGCCTGCACGAGGGGATGCCGGGCAGCGATGTGCGCACCATCGTGGTGGACTCTCTGACGGCCATCATGGCGCCCATCGTGTCGCAGGCGATCCTGCAGAACGATGCCGAGCGTAACAAGAATCGCATGGCGGCCTGGAAGGACAAGGCGCTCGCCATGCGGTTGCTGCAGGATGCTGTCAACATGTGGGGCACCGACGTGCTCTACACCTGGCACCTGCAGACCGGCCGCGACGCCAAAGCCGCCGAAATCATCACAGAAACGGTCAGCCGCACCGAAATCGCGCGCCTGTACCGCTCGCTCAACCTCAAGCTGACCGTCCTCCAAAACGGCCGGCGAGGAGTCCGTATTGACTGGGCGCGCCGCGGGCGCAGCGGCATCGAAATCTGGGACGACAGCGACTGCTGGGCTGGAATGCCCGAAAAAATCGAGCAGGCCGTCTATGGCGGCCTCAGCCCGACCGAGCAAGACGCCATCGAAAAAACCACCCCAGCCAGCTTCGTTGGGCCAGAACAAGCCATCGCCTGGGGTTTCGAGCAAGGCTGCTTCGAAGCGCTCGTCCACGCGCGCAACGCCTATGATCGGCTCAAATCCGATCATCAACCCCAAACCGCCCACGAAATGTGGAGCCTCTGGATTGCCGATGTCACCGCGCGCAAAGCGGTGGCAGACGTTCCAGCGGCTGGCGCCACAAAACCGCCGCCGTCCTTCTAACCGACCCCAGACCCGCTGATTTTTTAACGCAGTACATGCAAAAGGGCCTATCTGGTACTCCCAGATAGGCCCTTCCTCATACCCTGAACCGATCTACCGGACTGGCGAGCTTATGTTGATTCTCCACATCCGTCTGCGCCAACCGCGCGTAGATCAGCACCGTCTCCAAACTCTCATGTCCCAACAGCCGCTGCAGCGCCAGCTCAGACCCGCCGCTGCGCAAAAACAGCACCGCAAACGTATGTCGGAACCGATGCGGAAACGCCCGATCCACATGTGCGCGTTTCCCCAACCGCGCAATCAACTTCTGCAAACTGCTGCCCAACATAAACCGCCCCTCATCGTCTCCAGATTCACTATGAAACAGCGGCATCTGTGGCTCCAACTTCTTCCGCATCATCAGGTACTCTGCCAGACTTTTCATTGTCCGCTTTCCCAAATACACCGTGCGCGCCTTATCGCCCTTCCCGTGGCGAATCGCAACATGTCCCGTGCGGCGGTTATAATCTTCCACCCTCAGCTTAACCAACTCCTCGCGGCGCATCCCCGTGTCCAACAGCGTCCTGATAATCGCTCGATTACGCACCACCAGCAGCACCGGCAGCGCCACCTGCATCCGCTGCCCTGCCAAACGATTATCCTGCTCATACGACTCGCACGCCTTCAGCATCGCCTCAACATCTGCCACCGAAAACGGCTCGATCTCTGGCCGAAAATAGCGCGGACACGGCACATGCTCGCGCACCACATGAGCAATCCCGATCTGCTTATGCGCCCACTCCCACAAACTAGAAAGTGCCACCCACGCATTGCACAGCGTTTTCTTGCTGACCGGCCCCTTCCGCCGCCCAACCAGCGTATCCCGCAGATGAGACAAAAACCGCTGCAAATCAATCGCCGTCATCTGCTCAATCTGCTTATCCTGCCCAACAAACTCCACCAACCGACGAAACGTCAGCGCATAATCGCGTCGCGTCGCCGGCGACAAATCAACCTTTGCCGTCCAATACCAATCAACCGCATCGGGCAATCGCATACCATCGCTCCTTCCACAGCAGCCCCAGCAGCCGCTGCGCATCAAACATCCACAGACCGCCTGATCGAAAGCCCCACTTGCGGCCCTCGGCCCCATTGCCGACCGATCTTCGGGCGCCTGCGCCTCACCCTAACCCCTACAGCCGCCCCAACCGTACACCCCCAATTGGCGCATTTGCCTCCTATCCCCCAACCCTCGTCCAGCCCAAAATAGGAATTTTGCCATACATCGCCCGTCCCCACTACGCAAAACAGCCCCTGGATTAGCATCCAAAGGCTGTTTATAGGGAACTGACATACACCAGTGTCGGGGCGAGAGGATTTGAACCTCCGACCTCACGGACCCGAACCGTACACCCACCCCTAAACAGCCTACAACCTACGGTAGTGCCCAGGACAGAACCGTACTCCCACCGCCGTACCGCACCGTATGCACCACCCTGTCCAGCGTCCTTCATCCCCCCCCCCATCATGCCAAAATTAACTGCGCATACATCCACATACAACAAACTTGCAAAAAACACCCCGTAACCCCTATCGTACACGCAGCGTCCCCAACATCGTCCCCAACAGCCTCCGGTCGGCCTCCGTCACCGCCCGCCCATGGCGCAGCAAAACCCCGCGCAGCGACCGCGTACCCGTCAACGGCGCAGCCAAATCGAGCCGATAATTCACCACCTCTGACGCATAATCCTTGACCGAAGAATCCACATAATTCGCCCGTAGCGGATCCGTTACCCACCCACGGCCCAACACCCGCACCGTATCCAGCGAACTCTGCACACCCAACACCCCGCGCACCAGATCAGAGATCGCCTCCTCATCTCCAACCATCACCGACCCGGCCGCCAGCGCCACCACCACCCCAACCTGACCGGGCAACTCGAATGTCGTCGTATCCACCGTCTCACGGTTCACCCTGGCATCACCAGGCACCAACAACCAGAACGTCCCGGCCGGATGCGTATACGTCACCCACCCGGCCGGCGCCATCACCATCACTGGCGTTGGCGTCATCGTTGGCGCGCGCGTAGGACTCATCGTTGGCGTTGGCGTCATCGTCACCACGCGCGTCACCACCGCCACGCGCGTCACCACCACCGTCACCACGCGCGTCACCTCCACCACGCGCGTCACCACCACCGGCGTAGCGGGCGCAGAGAACAGCGCCAACCGCCCGCATCCCCCAAACAGCACAACCGCCATCAGCCCAACCGCGCACGCGCAGATTGCCCGCACTTTTAACACCCATCCTTTTGACATACAATCAAGAAACAGAAAGGAAAATCACCATGCAAGACCTTAACCAACACCTTGATGACTGGCTGCACGCCCGCCCGACCTCCACCGCCTCCGCCTACCGGGCCACATGCCGCCAATTCATCACACAGACCGCCACCCAAGACCTCGCCGCCATCACCCCAGGCAGCGTCCTCGACTGGAAAAACACCTTGCGCCGGCAGGGATTCAGCGACCAGACCATCATCAACTCCCTCTCCCGCATCTCCCGCTTCCTCGACTACGCCATCGCCAGCGGACTCCACCCAGGCCCCAACCCCGCGCGCGACCAACACATCAACCGTCCCCACAGCAAACACAAACCGCCCCAGACCATCACCCTCGACCAAATCAACCACATCCTACAAACAGCCGGCCACCACACCGCCAGCGGAGCGCGCGCATCCGCACTTATCCTCGTCGCCCTCGCCGGCGCCAACCCCCTCGCCCTGCGCTGGAGCAGCGTCCCCAACCTCCCGCCGGCCGCCCGCACCGCACTCCAACATTACGCCGCGCGCACCAAAAAACCCGCCGACCAGGACACCCACATTTTCATAGCCTGGAAAGCCAGCCCACTCTGGCGCGACAAAAAACACCCAGACGACCCCATCTCCCGCGCCCAAATCAGCAGCACCCTGGGCCGGCTCGGCCAACGCGCCGGCGTCCCCCACCTCTCACAGCGGACCCTCAACGCCACCGCCCGCCACATGCGACGCACCCCGCGCGGCGCTGCACTCCTTCACAACCTTCTCCACCCCGCACAATAAACGTCACCGCGGCAACCCGCGGTGACGCACAGAGCAACCCATAAATGCAGGCGCGCCCCCGACACCGGCTACCTCTTTCGCAGCTTCTCCGCCATCAACAAAAGAAAAGCCCGATCCTCCCGACTCAAATCTTTCACCACCGCCATCAACGACTCCATAAATCGCCGCTCATCAGGCGTGTCCACCTCGTAGACCACAGTATTATCCTGCACCATACTATCCTCATCACCCACACCATCATCCGATATACCCAACAAATAGGACGCACGCGTCCTCAACACCTTCGCCAACCCTAACAACACATCCGTCGAAACACTCGTCACGTACCCAGTCTCCATACGTGAAATATGCGCCCGACTCACGCCAGACAACCGCGCCAACTCCGACTGATTCATCCCCAAATCACGTCGGCACAACAACACCCGTTCACCCAAAACACTGCTCATGCCGCTATTCTACACCCGCTTGCGGCAAATGTCATAGCACAGCTACATCTGCATCAACCCTCAACACAAAACTTGACAAAAATTAGCAAAAAGGCTATCATTGTACGTGGTAGCAGCAAATGAAACCCCCTGAAACCTCCAGCAGGAGAACTATGAACATAACACCCACCACCAAGAACGTCAGCATGACGGCCTGGGAAGAAGCCGTGGTCACCAACTACAAACGAGAACGAGGATTCAGGTCATTTTCCGCAGCATGGAGTCAACTGCTGCGCGAATGGCTCCAGCTTACCGGCCGTCCTACAGACAATGACACCCCCACACCACCAAGCGTCCATCGAAATTGAATGCCTAAGCAGAACAGGGTGTGGTATGACCCGCGAAACCCAAGAGGAAACCATCGTCATCAGCGATGGCAGACAGCCAGCCTGGTACTGGATTGACAACAGCGTCAACACAGACCACGCACAACAAATCAAAGCAGCCGGCCTCGCCGTCTACACCGCGCTCGTCCTCCTCGCGCGCGGCCGCCCCGAATTCCACGCCGACATCCCCACCATCGCCACCCTGGCCGGCCTTGACAGCAAAGAGGCGGTCATCGCCGCCATCCAACGACTCGAAGAAGTCAAACTCATCGCCGTCTTCCGCGCCCGCGGGCGCGCCAGCTCCTACCGCGTCCTCAACGTTGGACTCCCAGACCCAGACATCCCCCGCGCCCCCCGTCCCTCCGCCCGCCCCGCCCCAAACCGGTCGGAAAAACCGACCACACCGGTCGGAAAAACCGACCACACCGGTCGGAAAAACCAACCGGTCGGAAAAACCGACCAGTCGGAAAAACCGACCGCACCAGTCGGAAAAACCGACCGGTTTGCCCCGAACCGGTCGGAAAAACCGACACTACATAGATATGTAGATATAGATACTCATCATATACAGAATCCTCCTACACATAACGATGACGCGCAGCGCTCGCAGAAACACCCACAAACTTGGGACGAGTTACGCAACCTCTACGGCGACGCCGAAGTGCTCGAAGCGCAGCGAGTTGCATCCAACCGCACCCGCAAAGACGACCTCCACTACATCGCCGGCGTCTGCCGGCGCCGTGCCTTACAAGGCCCACCCCGCCTATCCCTGCCGCCCCCCCTGCCGCCTGAACTGGCGACTGCAATCTTCACCCAAGCGAACCCGGAGCCAGCCCACGCACCGAAGGACCCCCTATGGGCAAAAGCCCTCCAATGGCTGGACGCCGGAAGCGACGGCGACAGCCTTATGCAACGTTCCACGGCCGAACTACGCGGGGATACCCTCGTAGTATCCCTCAACGAACCAGACAGTGACCGCTCTGCCTGGGTGCAAAATCGCATGGGGAGACGAATCTCCTTCGCCTGGGAGCAAGCCACCGGCACGCGCCCAACCGCCATCATCGTCCAGAGCGGAAAAGGAGCAACCTCATGAAATACGACCTCGCTCCCCTCCCGGACGGTCCGGAATGGTGGCCTGTCGCCGACGTTGCCCATCACTACAACATCAGCAGCGACGCCGTCAGGTACTGGATCTACCGCCGGCTCGTTCACGCCCGCGCCATCAAAAACAGCCGTGGGCGCGGCTGCCGGTACATCATCTCCCGCAGCTCCATCAACGCGTGGATCGCCATCACCACGCCCCACAGCCGCCAACCCGTTCCCGATACCCCCCCACACGTCCCCCAGGATGACAGCGAGGACTACGCCGCCCAACTGCGTGCCATCGCCATCATGTACGCCCGCTGGGGCGCCCCCTGGCCCGTCCCCTGGCCTGCCTGGGTCGGCCCCTTTCCCGTCGTGGAGGACACACAACCATGACAACCAGCGTCGGTTTTTTCCTCATCATCGCAGCCGTCGCCCTCTACCTGCGACGCCTGGAAGACCCAATCGTTGCACCCCCAGCGGAGGAGCATCGCCATGGCCAACATCTTCCTGCTCGACCCCTGGATGATCTTCTGTCCCCTCCTCATCGCCCTCTGCCTCAGCGCAGCGGCGATAGCTCAAGTAAACCCCCGGCTGCGCCTGCGCCCCCCATCACCCCCCACAACATCGCACGCGCCCAACAAATCCTTGCCCTCCGCCGCATCTCCGTCAAGCGCGTGAAGGGCGCCGCCGCATCCCTCACCGTCACCGACCCCCACACCATCATCGCATGGGCCATTCGACGCACCCCCAAAAGCCGCATCGAATACATCACCACGCGCGAACTCATTGAACTCGCCGCCCAAGCCGCCGGCGAAACCGAAGGAGATTGACATCATGGCAACACAAGACTGGAACTCCGGCTACCGCGCCGCCACCCAAGACACCACCACTCCCCGGATCGAATCCCCCCCCACCCAGGAATGGAACTCCGGCTACCGCGCCGGCCTCGACGACGCCGACATCCGCCCCTCAGCGCGCTGGATTCTCGCTATCATCATCGCCGTCATCCTCCTCGCCGTCGTCCTCGCTGGCATCGGAGCACTCCCATGAGCTACACCCCCATTCCCTTCGACCAGATCGAAAGCGCGCGACGGCGCTGGACAACCGCCGGCCACACCGTCGCGCGCGCAAACATAGACATCTACGAAATCAGCCCCGACGACCCATTCACCGAGCCGTGCTGGCACATTGACGGCACAACCCTCATCCTCAGCACCCGCGACCTGGTCACCCAAACCCCAACCCCAATCGCGCCAAACGGAAAACAAAACGGCCGCCAGACCACTCCCGACAACGGCCTCGCCGCCCTCATCAACGCCACGACCGCGGCAACTCCCGCCTCCCCCCATGAAGAAAAACTCCCCCTCAAGCTCATCCGCCGCGACGGCGGCACCCAACCCCGCGCCGCCCTCGACAACGAAACGTTGGCCGAGTACGCCGAGGCGATGGCGGCCGGCGCAAAATTCCCGGCCGTGGAGGTGTTCTACGACGGGCACGACTACTGGCTGGTGGATGGCTTCCATCGGGTCAACGCGGCGCTCACCGCCGGCCGCACACAAATCAACGCAACCGTGATCGCCGGCACGCAGCGGGAGGCGATCCTCTACTCTGCCGGCGCCAATGCCAGGCACGGCCTCCGGCGCACCAACGCCGATAAGCGGCGGGCGGTCGAGCGCATCCTGAGGGATCCTGAGTGGGTGAAGTGGTCAGATCGGGAGATTTCCCAACGTTGCGCCGTCTCACATACGTTTGTCAGCAGGGTCCGCAGCGATCTCACTGGCAACGTTGCCAGTGAGAATTCTGACGAGCGCACTTATATCACCAAGTCCGGCGCCGTTGCCACCATGAACACGGCCGCCATCGGCCAGGCGGTGCAATCGGAACACATCGGCCACACCCGGGCTACAACCTCTGAACCAGACCAAGAACTGCACGACGCCACCCCAACCGCCCTCCGCGCCCTCCTCGAACACATCAACCAAACCGCCGACATCGCATCCACCGAGCGTGCCTGGATGCGCGACTACCTCATCAGCGCCGGCAAAACCCGCAACCTGCGCATCTCCCCGGAACAGGCCGCCGAAGCCGTCCAATCATTCATAGACAACCAAGCCGAAGTCTCCCGCCAAGCGCGCACAGCACTCACAGAACCCACCGCACCGACGCCAGAACGGCTCGCCCAACTCATCAGCGCCGTCAAGAACTGGCTCCACTTCTCCTTCACCTACAGCGGCGGCAACCCCATCCAACTGCTGCAGGGGATCATCGCGCGCAACACCCCCGCCCAAATCCGGGACTTCGGCGCCCTCAGCGCCAGCCGCTTCATCCCCCAATCCACCGCCACCGAGCGCCTGCTCGCCGTCCAGGCCCTCCTGCAAGAACTGCAGGCCGCCACCCCCCAGGTTCCCGATCTCCAGACGCCCGTATCCGCCCACAACATCAACATCATCTGCGCCGACGCGCGCACAGCCATCGCCGGCATCACCTCCCCCGTCAATTTAGTCATCACCTCCCCACCCTACAACACCGGCGTCATCGCCTACGACGGTCACAACGACGCCCTCGACCAATTCGACTACGACCAACTCCTCGAAACCGTCTGGGCCGCCTGCATCGCCATCCTCGCCCCCGGCGGCCGCATCTGCGTCAACGTCCCCTTCGGCATGGGCCGCTCCCCCTGGGTACCCGTCACCCCCCGCATCTACGCCCAACTCTACTCCGCCGGCCTCCAAATCGAAGGCCAGATCATCTGGGACAAAGGCACATCCGGCAACTCCACCGCCTGGGGATCGTGGGGCCGCCCCACCAACCCCGTCCTGCGCGACACCTGCGAAGCCATCATCATCGCAAGCCGTGCCGGCGAACCCCCCATGCCGCGCAGCATCCTCGTCCCCGCCACCAACAACCCCGGCGCCCTCGTCAGCCCCTGGCTGCAAACCGAAGGCATCTTCATGCAGCTCACCCAGGATCACTGGCAGATCGCCCCCGAATCCGCCACCCGCATCGGCCACCCCGCCCCCTTCCCCCTCAAACTCGCCGAAAACCTCATTCGTCTCTACGGCTGGCCCGGCTGCCACATCCTGGACCCATTCGCCGGCAGCGGCACAACCGCCGTCGCCGCCCTCTCCCTCCCCCAGGGCGACCAGTGCCGTATCACCCTCATCGAACAATCCCCCACCTACTGCCAACTCGCCACCGACCGCATCGCCCAGCGCGCCGCCCAACCCGAACTGAAAGGCATCGCATCATGATCTTCTCAACCGAAAACGCATTTTGGTTCATCGTCGCCGGCATACTCACCGCCTTCGGCCTGCTGCGCCGAAGACAATAGGAGACCATAAGAGATCATAGGAGACCACAGGAGACCAACAATGAAAAGGAAGAACTCTCTCCAAGCTCCCGAAAACCAATCGAAAATCTGCATCGTCTGTGGCGAAACCTACACCTCCGACACCGCCAAGACCTGCTCGCGCGGCTGCGGCGCAATTTTGCGCCGCCAGATCAAACACCCCGAAGACTACGACACGCGCGACATGTCCCCCTACGCGCTCACCCGCGCCATCGTGTACTATGCCCGCCGCATCGCGGGCGCCCAACGAGCAGAACAACGAGCAGCCCAATGAGCATATCCGCGCCCACCTTCCCCAACTTCCAATCCCTCGCCACCGCCCAAGGGCGTGAATTCGTCGCCGAATGCACCCGCGCCCTCACCCGCGCTGGCTTCACCATCACCGGCCGCGAAATCCCCTACCCCAACTGCGGCGTAGATGTAGACCTCATCGCCATCAACCCCGCCGGCGTTATCTTCTACATCGAATGCAAAGGCTCCTTTCGCAACCGTCCCGGCCTTCAACGCACCGACACCCTCAAAAAGGCCATCTGCAACATGCTCCTACTCACCGTTGATGGCCGCGGCCCCCTCCTCCTCCTCACTTCCCACCGTCCCACGGACGGCCGCGGCCTCGCCATGCTCACAACCGCCCAAACCATCATCCCCTTCGAAGTCATCGTCCCCCGCGACGACTGGAAAAAACTCACCCGCCTTGCCGGCGCCACCCCCACCGACCTCATCACCCCCGCCTGGAACTTCTCCCGGCGCCTACTCTAACGAGGAAACCATGACCATACTCATCGTCAGCATCATCACCCTTGCCATCATCGGCCTGGCCGCCTCCATCCTCAGCAGCACCATCAGCCAGGCCGAAGAAACGGAGCAACCATGAACACCGCCCTTGCCATCATCGGCCTCAGCATCGCCCTATTCACCCTCGGCGCCCTCATCGGCCGCGCCCTGCGCCGGCCCAACACGTGCGGCAACTGCCGTTACCACACCACCTACCTCCACGCCCCCTTCTGCGACCGCCGCGCCCTCTGGAAATCCCCCATCAGCCCCGCCTGCCCCCTCCACGAGGCCCGCCCATGACACACTCCCGCATCATCGCCATCGTCCAGGCCAGCCATGCCCTCGCCATGGCCGCCGCCGCCGGCAGCTACACCGAACACATCAAAAAAGCCACCTTCCACGGGCATCCCCTCGCTCCCCGTCGTGCCACGGGCATCCTCCACCACCTGCGCGCCCACATCGCCAGCGCCCAGGTCTGGCTCGACGCCCAACAGCCCCCCACCACCACCTGCGATGGCGCCGGCACCGGCTGGTGCAACTGCCAACCCGAAACCGAAGAAACAGAGGACACACAACCATGACAACCGCCGGCGCCATCGCCATCATCATCGCCCTTGTCTTCGCCATCGTCACCCTCAAAATCATCGTCCCGCGCGAAATCGCCGCCTGGCGCAAACTCGCCCATGACGCCATCACCACCGCCGAACAAATGTACGCCCAGTACAACGACCTGCAGAGCCTGGCGCGCGCCCAACAGGACACCCTGACCGCCATGCAGCGTGCCCTCACCGACGCCAACCAACAACTCGCCCAACTCAAACGCACCACCCCCGCCCACGGCGCCTCCGCCGCCACCCGCGAAAACAACTGGCGGATCAACTAGAAACATCGCTTCCACTTTTGGCGGCTTCCGACTTTGACAAATCGCTCATAGTATGATATAGTACGACATAGTACGACATGAAGCGGACAAAAAATAGCTTTCAGACAAACGTCTCAATTTTGAGACTGAACAAGTAGGCGGGATCAGAAGACATGGTCTAGGGTAGGCGACAGACAAGGCCAGCACGAAATGGAGCGCCATCCCGTCTGATGTTTTGTGAAGGAGAAATACCATGACGAGCACATTAACCACGGCAGGTCGTTACCGCCTGATCTCTGAATGCCTGGAACAGCGCAAGCCTCCACGCTGCGCTGAATGCGGCAACTACGGAGCGGAGGATTGTCCGCAGGGATTCGAGGTCGCACCGGAACGCCGATCAACGCAGCGTGCGCTGCGCGAGCCAACGATGGACGAGCGGGTCGCTCGCCTGTTTGCGTCCGTCTAACAACGGTTTCCAGCCGACTCGCCAACGTCAGGGGACACCGTGGATATAGTCAGAGGACCAAAGGATGAGTGGGTAGACAGCAAATGCCAGCTTTGCAACGGGTACTATTTTGGCGCTGCGCTGGCATACGCCCAACGCCTACATGATAAGTGGCAAGAATGCCCAGGCCATCTAGCCCCACTTTCAGCCGACTCGCCAACGTCAGCCGCGGCGAGTGTCACGGCGCAACCGGCGAGCGGCTGAACATATCCGTTGGGCGGAGGTGATAGATGGAATGTTCATGGTGCAAAGAGACTTGCGACACAACAGACTTGGACGAAAGCGGCAACGTCAAGCCACACGCCGTCAGGTACGGCGTGTGGAGTATTCCCAGTGCGTCGGGTGTCCGCACCCCATGTCCTGGTTCTGGCAAGCCGCCGACCGCCCACAGTCGACGCGGCGGCCGAACATAGCCGTTAGCCCGCTCCTCTTCACGCGACGCTGGAGCGAAACTGAGACCTGCAGCAATGCAGACCAGACGACACCAGGTTCGGCACTGGTCACTGGCGGCAGTGGAGCGGGCTAACAAATCATTCAGAGGTAACAATGTTTCATGAAGGACAGACAGTTTACGCCATCGTGACAGACCACCCGGATTACCCGAAGGTGGTCTACGTAGATGCGTTCAACTACGCAGTATTCGCAGATATGGCGGTCGCCAAAGACATCTGCGCCGCATGGAACAGCTACTACACCATCTCCAACACGCCGCAGCCGTGGCCGTTTTACGTGCTGCAGCGCATCGTAGTGGCTCGTCACAAAAGCGTCCCCCCGCAGCAAGCAGGATTGTTCGGGTAATGCCCGCTATGGATGACACCCTGACCGTTAGGTGCTAAATGGAAACCGAAAAACTTTTATTAGCCGCTGAAATATCAGAATACCTGCATACCCTGGAAGGCCTGCAGCCATTGGTGTGGCATCAGGCGCGTGGCGTGGCAGAGCGCATTGCTGAAATAGCAATAGCGCACCTGCTGGCAAAAGACCTGATGATCGCCGGCCCACTGATAGGTGGGTCTATGGATGACAAGTGGCTCGACATGGATTGCATGGACGTAGAATACTGGCAGCGCCAAACGGAGCAATTTCCAGCATCAACGTATGTCTGGATAATGTTCCGCCGAGCGAAGGCGACCGAGGAGGTGGGGTGTGATCGCAGTGATCGAGAGCGAATGGCGGGAGACGCCGCTCACGTGTCCGAGGTGCGGACCTGAGTTCGTGCTGTACTCGAATGGGGCAGCCCGGCCGCAGTGCGTGGTGTGCTTCTACCTGGCGACGGACGCCGAAGTTTTCGGCTGCCTGATACGGAGTAGTTTCCCCGTCAGTGCAGCCGGCCAGAGAGAATCCGGGCCGAAGGGCGATATGCCAGAAAACGAAGATGTAGTAGATATGGTGCCTTGCGCATTATGTAATAATCCAGAATCAGAGTATTGCCATGGGTGCGTCGAATTTTCGAACTTCGAACCAGTTGAGCGCCCATCCGGCGGCTGACGATCTGGGTTGAGCTACTGCGCACGCGACGGGCAGTTTCACTGTGTGCGAACCGTGGTAGGGGGCTGGCAGTTGTCGGTTAGCTGCCACTCTCCAACACCCTGAAAAGGGAGAGTAACGGTGAGTACACCGACTACGGCGGCGCAGCGGCTCAACTACAAGAATCCTGTACATCCTGTTCATCCTGTCCAAATCTACCTGCAGGGTGAGCAGTTACAAAATACAAACAAAAACCGGCGTCACACACCCTACCACAAGCAGTGACACCGGTACCGAAGCACGGCGGCATCATTCTACCCTCTCCCCAAACGCCGTGCAAATCACAACACGGCGTTTTTTGCGCACAGCAGCAAAACCGGAGACCGACATGATCGCCAACAAAACCATCCCCCTCATCATCGCCCTGGTCATCGCCGCCATCATCGCCGGCGCCTGCGGCCAGCCGCGCCCCCAAGACTACGCAGAAGCCGACCGCATCCGCCAGGAGTCAGCAGATCGCGCCGCCGCCGCCGCCGTAGCGCGCGCCGCCGACAGCGCCGAAGCCGCAGCCTCCCTCCCCGCCATCGCCGCCCGCAACACACTGGCCGGCGTCGGCCTCGGCCTGGCCGCGCTCATCCTCTCCATCACCGGCAGCCTCGCCATCGGCGCCTGGCTCCACCGCCGCGCCGCCTCCGTCTTCCCCAACGAAGCCGGCCAGTACCCCCTCCTCATCGAACGCACGCGCGCCGGCGAAATCATCATCCACGACGCCAACCGCGCCGTCAACCCCACCCTCCTCATCTCCCCCGCCAACGCCACCCCGCGCACCGTCACCGCCCCCGTCACCGCCGACAGCGCCGCCCAGGCCCAAATCACCACCCAGGCCCAGGCCCACCAGCTCCTCATCGCCGGCACGCGCGGCACAGCAAACACCCCCGCCGCCACGCGCGAAATCGCCGAAACCATCAGCCAAAACGCCTTTCGCAGCAGCAGCAGCCTACCCCGAATGCCCGACGTTCGGATCGTCGCCGACCCCCAACGAGAAAACAACCTAACCCGGCTCCTCGCCGGAACAGAGGTGGACGATGACTACGATCATAACCACTAACAGCCCACTCGCCGAAGCCCAACGCTGCGGCGAACTCATCCTCAAATGCCTCAGCGACCTCGGTCACTGCTGGCAGGCCCACGACGGCAGCCTCGTCGAAGTCCGCTTCAGCACCGCCGAAATCATCGGCCCCTGGGCGTCCTTCCAGGTAGACGTTCATCGCCTGCCGCGCAAAGTCACCGCCGGCGCCCTCACATCCCCCACCCTCATCCACCACCTCGGCACCGTCATCGGCCACCCCATCCGCTGCATCAACAGCAGCGGCATCTCCTACTTCGTCAACCTCGCCCCGCCGCCCGCACCCGCCCGCCTGCCGAGCCGCGTCCCATTGGACCTGGACGCCGCGCCGCCGCAGCCGCTGATCGTCCCCCTCGGCGTCACCGCCGAAGGCCCCCTGTGGCGCACCCTGCCCGCCCTGGGCCACACCCTCGTAGCCGGCGCCAGCGGCTCCGGCAAATCCACCCTCCTGCACGCCGCCCTGGCCAGCGTGCTCACCACCTCCACCCCGCGCGCCGTCCAGGTGGCCCTCGTAGACCCCAAACGCAGTGAATTCTCCGTCTGGGATGGCGCCCCCCACCTCCTCGCACCCGTCGCCCACGACGAAGAGAGCGCCGCCGCCCTCATCGAAGAACTCGTCGCACAGATGGACGCGCGCGGCGATCTTCTTGCCCGCGCCCTCGCCCGCGACCTGGCCGGCTACAACCGCCGCGCCACCGCCCCCCTCCCCGTCATCTGGCTCGTCATTGACGAAGTCCTCGACCTCCTCCTCACCGCCGGCGAGAAATCGCCGCTCGCACGTGGGCTGACCCGGTTGGCCGTCAAAGGCCGCTCCGCCGGCATCATCGTCTGGGTCGCCAGCCAACATGCCCGCTTCGACCTCCTCCCCCGCGCCGTCAACGTCAACCTCGCCACCCGCCTCGTCTTCCGCGTCGCCGACGAAGCCGCCGCCCGCCTCGCCGGCTGCCCAGGCGCCCAGGCCATCGCCGCCTCGCGGCCCGGCCGCTACCTCGCCCGCCTCGACGGCCCCCCCCAGCCCGTGCAGAGCTACCACCTCGGTGATGACCAACTCCTCGCCGTCGCCCAGGCCCTGCGCCACCAAGCAGCCGGTGACGACGCCATCGCCGGCAGCCTCACACCAGGCGAGCGCGCCCTGGTCGCCTACGCCGTCCAGAACCTGGACGGCCAATTCATCAGCAACCGCCTGGCCGCAGCCGTCGAAGGCTGGACAGGCTACCAGGTCAAACAACTGGCTAAAAAGTGGGAACGGCTCGCACTCCTCACCGTTCCCCGCCACGCCACCGACGCCCGCCGCGTCACCCCCGCCCTGCTCCAACTGGCGCAAATTGACCCCCCACAGCCGCCTGGCTGACCCTGGATCACCTGGTCGCCCCTGGCCCACCTGGCCGCCTGGGCGACAACCAACCCCACAGGGGCAACCCTGAACCCCTGAAACCTGAAATAATAACTCGAAAGAAAAAAGGAAACCGGTAATGACAATCATCGCAGTCGCAAATCAAAAGGGCGGCGTGGGCAAAACCACCCTCGCCGTCCACCTCGCCGTCTACGCCGCCGAACACGGCCGCAGCGTCACCCTGGTGGACGCCGACCCCCAAGGCAACGCCTCGTCATGGCTGCTCGATGGCGACACAACGCAAGATGGATTATTCCAGATGCTCGTAGTCGGCCGGCCGGCGGCCAGCCAGGTGCGTCAAGTCCCTGGCTGGCCGCTGCGCCTCCTCCCCGGCAACTACCGCACCGGCGAAGCATTCACATTCCTCGCCGCCACAGCAAAACCGTTCGGCATGCTCGCCGACATGCTCCGCCCCCTCACCCGCGAAGCCGACCTCGTCTTCATAGACGTTCCCCCCTCCCGCAACGCCGGCTTCCGTGAACTCCTCTACGCCGCCGACTGGGTCCTGGCCCCCACCCAGGTCGAACGCCTCAGCCTGGAGGGCGTCGCCTTCATGTCCCAGACATGCCGCGAAATGGCCCAACAGCACGGCCACGGCCCGCGCCTCCTCGGCATCATCCCCAACATGGCCCGCAGGGGCGTCAACGAGCATCAAGACCAGATGCGGCAACTCGTAGACACATTCGGCCCCACCGTCTGGCCCCCCGTCCCCCTCAGCATCCGCGTCACCGAAGCGTGCAGCTTCGGCACCACCGTCTTCCGCCACGCCCCCGCCGACACCGTCACCGCCGCCTTCACGCGCGTCGGCGCACGTCTCCTCGAAAACCTGGAGACCACCCATGGCGCCTAAACCAACGCGACAGGGCGGCCTCCGCATTGACCCCGCCGTAGCCGAGTGGCAGCACGGCGCCGCCGCCAACCGCTCCACCCACACCGCCAAAGAACGCCGCGACACCGCGCGCACGCGCGTCCGCCTCGATGTCCCCCCGGTCGTCAAAGCCGCCGTCGAACGCGAGGCCGCCAACCGATCCACCGGAGAAAGCCAGATCGCCAGCTTCCTCCTCGCCTGGGCGCTGGCCGAACTGCGCAGCGGCAACCCCGCCCTCCGCGCCCTCCTAGAAGCGTCCACGCTCGGCGCACGCACATTGCGCTTCCAGTACGTTCTGGAGATTCCCCCGGAGATTGAAAAAAAACTCAAGTGATGGCCCAATTGACGGGCACTATCGTTGTGCCCGTCGTTGTGCCCGTCGTTGTGCCCGTCGTTGTGCCCGTCAATGGACACAACGCACGAACCAGGACGGGCCAGGACGATAGTAGGGGTAGTAGGATATGCCCCCGACCCAAAACCCCCGCACAGCCCGCCCTGAGCTGGCAACCGAACGGAGAATTGCACATGATCCATCTCACCCGCATCCCCAAAACATCACCCCTCTGGCCGCGCGCCAAACAAACCATCGAGCAGCAGCATTACCTTCACAAATTCCCCGATCCGCGCGCCAGCATTGAAACTTACGCCATCCGCATCGCCGGCGAACCCGCCGGCTACCTCGTCTTCGGTCGCCCCGAAGCCACCCGCTGCCGCGACTGGTACGGAAGCGTCGAAGACGCTCGCACCGGGCGCTGCCACGTCACCCGCTGGCAGGTTCTCAACCTCGCCCGTGTCTGGCTCTCCCCCCAGTACCAGCACGGTGGCGCCCACTGCACCCCCGCCATCGTCCCCGGCTACACCGACCGCCGCGGCCGTTTCCGCTCCACCCTCGCCAGCAGCAGCCTGCGCAGCGCCGTCAACCTCATCGGCGCCGACTACCTCCTCCACCGTCCCCCCTGTTTTCTCGACGAGCCATACCAGATCGAATGGCTCCTCTCCTACTGCGACACCCGCCTGCATCGCGGCGCCATCTACGCCGCCGCCGGCTTCGAACGCTACAGCATCAACGACCGTGGCATCGAAACCTGGCGCATCCGCCTACCCCCACTCACCGCACATCAAAACGCCGCCGTCCAGCAGGCAGCCAGAATCAACCGACGATCCATACGCCACCAGGCACAGCGCCTGCAACTCGCATTGCCGGGAGCAATCACAAAAAATGCCGTTTCAGCGTGATCGTTACCCGCACAACTGGCCGGCAATCAGCGCGCGCGTGCGTGAAGAGGCCGGCGACCAGTGTGAATTCTGTGGCGCAGTCAACCACGCACCGCACCCCGTGACAGAATCGCAGGTCGTCCTGACAGTAGCGCATCTCGACCACGACCCGCAAAACTGCGTGCGGGAGAACCTACGCGCATTGTGTCAGCGTTGTCATCTGGCGTATGACCATGCCCTGCACATGGCCCACGCCGCAGAAACCAGGCGGCGAAACCGCCGCGCACACGGGCAACTGGAAATATGGAGGGAAAATGAACACGCATCCGAATAGGGAAGGGGCGTCGCCACAAGTTCACATAACACCAACACAACCTGCCGCTGTGGGCGTTGTGCTGCTGCCGTGCCCATTCTGCGGCGGCGATCCAATCCGCCACAGGGTTCTGCGGGATGGGTACGAAGATTTCAGAGATGATTCTGACGCATGGGCGCACTATGTCGTTTGCCGCTCGTGCGCTGCCCAGGGCGGATGGGCGAAAACAGAAACTGGTGCGGCCCTGTGGTGGAATATGCGGATGGCGGGGGGGCTACCTCGCCAGGTAGTAGAATGACGTATAGCACGCTGAGCTCCAATTATTTCGGATACAAATCTCCCGGTTATCGAATGCCTCCTAAGCAATGCGAGCGGGTGGGCTGCCCGTTGCGCGCTACCGTGGTCGCCACCGCGGATCATGGCAATTGGTATTTGTGCGATACATGCTCAGCAGCCCATGGCGTTGTAGTAGTCGTCCATCTGAAAACGACTTCTGCCGTGCCCGCATGATCGAGTTTGCCGGCGGCCAGCGCGAGATCGTGTCTCGCCGGTCGGTGCGGCAGTTAGCGAGGGATGACAATGGCGCATGATGGGGTAATCAGAATTCGCCGGCATATGATGGGCGTGCTTGAGTATTTCCGCCAACGGGACGGCCAAATCAATCCCGTAACACTGGCGGAGTGCAGCTACATCGCGCTCAACGGCTGGTGCCCTGGCGACGAGGAAGTACCCGAAGCCTATTTCGACATGGCCGGCCGGCTCGCATTGGCTGATCGCATGATACAGGCGCTGGTTATGCCGGTTGGTACGCGCGGGCTTATCAACCAGTTTGACGCATCGTGGTTTTAGAAAGGTGACATAATAATGACAAACCGGCTTTTGATTCTCAGTTGCTCCTCCGCCAAACAGCACGCCCATGGCCCCATGCCGGCCATCGAGCGCTATGACGGCCCCGCGTTCAGAGTGCTGCGCAAGGCGTTGACCGATGGCGTGATCGGACCCGACACACACATTCGCCTCGTGTCGGCCAAGCACGGCCTGATCAGTGCGATGGGGGCATGGATTCGTGACTATGACCAGCGCATGAACCCGAAGCGGGCGGCAGTGTTGGCGCCGTCGGTATCGCTTGACCTGTACACCTGGTTTCGGCAGCACCCGATCTGTGACGGCGTGTTCGTCAACGTCGGTCGTGACTACGCGCCGACGCTGGCCGGCCTGGGCGACTATTGCCGGCGTCATGACATTCCCTACGCCGAGGCCGCCGGCAGCATGGGCCAGCGCCTGGCAATGATGAAGGCGTGGTTAGTGGGGTAGGGACATGTACGCCATCCAGCTCGCCGACCTGCTCGTGCTCCATCGTGACCCGATCATGCGGATGATCTTGCCTCCGCTGATGGGCAAAGAGGAAGTCAACGTTGCCAACGATCAATTCGACGGCGTGGCGTTGCCGTTTGCCTGTGGCGATGAGCAGGCCGCGGCCATGATCGAGATCATCAGGAAAAAGCACGCGCACTATCAAATCCGCTGCTACCACAAGGTGAACAGCGCGTGGAAGCGGGTGTAGTGGGGCGATGATGCGCCCTTGGCGTCGAGGGCCTGTCCCCTGGCGCCTATTGTTTTCACTTCGCTAAACATGTATTTAGCGCACCAAAGTCAAAACCCCCAAAAGGAGCGTTCCAATGACCATCCAGACCACGATTGACCAATTCACCGCCGATGCCATGACCGGCGCCGAGCGCACGCGCGCCACGTACCGCGCGGCCTTGGCCAGCCTGGCCGGCTACCTGGCTACGCGCGATATCGCCATCGCCGAAGCCGACATTGGCGTCCTCACCGTGCCGATCCTGCTCGCCTGGGCCACCTGGCTGCTCGACGTGCGCCACATCGCCGCGCGCACGCTCATGCTCTACCTGGCCGCCCTTTCTGGTTATGTGAAGTGGCTGCAAGTCACCGGCCGGCACACCTTCACGGGCCCGGAAGCCATCGCCTTCACCGCCGGCCTGCACCAAATCCGCCGCGTTCAGCACCCCACGCGCGGCCGGCCCCACCCCCCCACTGACACCCAGGTAGACAAGCTCATTGCCGCCGCGCGCGCCGTCACCACCGACGATGATCGCGACCGTATCATCCGCCTGCGCGACATCGCCCTCATCGAAACCCTGCGCTGCACCGGCCTGCGCGCAGCCGAAATCGTCAGCCTGCGCCGCAAACAACTGCGCCAGGAGGACGGCATCCGCTCCGCCTGGGTCATCGGCAAGGGCCGCAAAGAGCGCCAGGTCTTCTTCGACGAACCGTCCTGGACCGCCATCCAAACCTACCTGGCCGGCCGCCAGGCCAGCGACGCCACCACCGGCCGGCCCCTGGGCGAAATGCCCGTCTTCGCCCGCCACGACCGCCGCATCGGCAAGCGCATCGTCCCCCTCAGCGTGCGCGCCCTCGAAGACACAATCAAGGCCATCGTCGCCGCCGCCGGCTTGACCGATGCCGGCATCACCCCCCACTCCATGCGCCACTACTTCGCCACGCGCGTCTACCGCATCACCCACGACCTCAGCGTCACCCAAGACATGCTCGGTCACGCCTCCCCCGTCACCACGCGCGTCTACGCAGCCCTCGCCAACGACGCCCCCATCACCGCCTTCCGCGCCGCCTTCGGCTGAAGGCAATTTGGCGCGGTGCGCGGGCGACGCGCGTAGGCGCAAGGGGCAACTTGACAAATCTGTAGACGTATGCTATACTACAGGAAGTTGGGAAGGAAAGGGAAAATGATAGCATACAACGGCGGGTCGGTCAGTAGATTGGTAGAAAATTTGTCGAAACCCACGATGTGGGTTACAGACAAAAAGAACAAGTCCATGCGCTATGCCAACGCCCAGGCGACTGAGTCGGTTGACCCATCGCTGAAGCAGCGGATGGCTGAGGGGACGGTTATCCTCCACGTCGAGTGCGACCCGACGTGGGTGAGGCGATCCAACGGTCGTTCGTTGGATGCCTGCGAGGCGTTCATTGATTCCTTTCAGATTGTGAAAGCAGAGATTCGCTTTTACGATTACGCGAACACCGTGTATGGGCGGGGCCATATCCCCGCCGAAAAGGTGGTCAGAATGTTGCGAGACAGGGGGGTAAAGGTGGAAATAAAATGAGCCGCCGCACGTCGTTGAACATTGATGCTTCCGTTTTTGAGGCGCTCGCCGCGCTTGCCGCGAGCGAACGGCGCTCCATGACCGCCGTGGTCGAGGCGGCGATCATGGCGTATGCGGCCAGGACGCGCACCCCAGCGCGCGTCCTGGGCTATGTGAAGCTCGATCTGGGGGGAGACATAGACGCTGCTGCGCTGACCTGCGTTGAGTGCCATCTTCCCGTTGGGAATGACGGCACCTGGGTCGGCGTGATGGATCAAGGCGGAGAGATCGGCCTGCATGGACCGCTATGCCGGCTCTGCGCCATGGGCGATTGAAACAATAAAGGAGATCATTATTGTGGTTGTAATAAACTTTGCGCACCCCCTGACGGATACCCACCTGGCGGCCATCCGCACGCTGACGGGGGACAATGAGGTGCAGGTGATTGTGTGCCCCAGCCAGGTGGAGGTTGGGGTGCCGTTGGCGCCGCAGGTGGCGGCGATGGCGGACGCAGCCGGCTTGACGCCGGAGGCGTGGCAAATCACGCCGTTGCTGGTCAATTTGCCGGCGCTATCCGGTAGCACGGCGGTGTTGCTGGCTGAGTTGCACGGCCGCATTGGACATTTCCCGGCCATGCTGCGCTTGCGCCCGGTGGCCGGCAGCACCCCACCACGCTTCGAGGTGGCGGAGATCATCAACTTGCAGGCCGTGCGCAACCTCGCGCGGAAGGCGCGCTGAGGGAAGGAAGGAAACCAGGGGGTGTCATTTTTGATCGCATGAGGGGCGCCATCCCCGAAGCAAACCTGGCAACGGCTCGGCGAGCAAGCTCCCTCCGCGAGGAGGTTGCACGGCCCATACGCCGCCTGTATAAATGCGGATTTCCCGTCATCTGCGCCGGCTCTCCAGTCGCCGCATCCCCTCCCCTGACCGGGAAAAAATTCACACCGGCGCCGGCCTTCGGGTCGCCGCCACAGTGACGGGGGCAAACCCCGCAAAAGGAGATTGCAGTGTCTAATCTGAATGTTCGCAAGGCCGCCGGCAGCGCGGCGCTTGTGTTCCCACTGTCCCAAATCGAAGTCGTCCAGGTCGCCCTGGACACCGGTGTAAGGGCCTTCCTACTCGAAGGCGAGCCGGGCACGGGGAAGACGGCCTTGGGGCGCGCGTTGGGCGCCCAGGCCGTCAACCAGGGCGGGCACTTTGTTTTTGCGCAGGCGAACGCCTGGGCAAGCGATGAGTTCCTCATCCGGGGCATAGATCTGGCGGGGTTCGTGGAAAACGACCCAGACCGGGTCTATGCCCCGGGGCTTTTGATGACGGCGGCCAGGCTGAGCGCGGAGACGCCGCGCGCGCAGGTCTTCGTCCTGCTCGATGAGTGGGACAAGACGAGGCCGGTGGCGGACGGGCTGATGCTGGCGGCGCTGGAGGAGCGGGTTGTCGTGGACGCGGCCGGCCGGCAACTGGGCACCATTGGTGACAACGTGATCTTCTGGGTCACGTCGAACGCCAGCCGGGAGTTGCACCCGGCGTTGCTGCGGCGGGTCCTGCGCCAGCGATTGAACCCGCTCGACAAGCAAACCCTCGTCGCCCTGCTGCGCCAGGCCGGCACAGGCCAGCATGTGGCGACCTACCTGGCCGCGCTGCGTGACCAGGTGCATGGCAGCACGATGCTGACGCTGCCCGACCTGCTGCGGGCGGGCGGCATCGTTGGCGGGCTGTCCAGTGTGGACGCCTGCCGGTTTTTGCTGGCCGGCTTTGGTTTGACCGGCGGCGAGGGTGCTGACTTGTGGGCGGCGGCGTGTCGGGATCGGAAGGCGGCGACATGAAACTGATCGTCAAGCGGCAGACGGAAGACGGGCGCCGGGTGCATCTGCCTGATTCTGGCGGCGTTTCGGCGCTGCGCCAGTGGGGGCGCATGTGGTTGAGCTACTCAGGGAGTGGTAAACCTGGCTACCGGCCGGCTACGTTGCCGCTGGCTGATCGTCAGCTCGATTTCCCCGATCTGGCCGGCCGCGATCTTGGCTATCGGCTGTTGCAGGCGCTGGTCACGCGCGACCATGACCTCGTGCTTGAGTTCGAGGACGAGGAGAAAAAGCCAGGAGACGGGGCGGCGCCCACCGCGCAGGCCCAGGGCGGTCAGGCGGGCAAGGGGAAGCCTGGCCCAGAGGGCAAGCCGCTCGTTCAGATCAAGGCGTCGCTGAACCCTGGCGGCGGCAGCCGTGGACAGCGCAAGTCGGTGATCTGGCGGCCGTTCCCGACGCCGAAGAAGGCGGACGTGGCCAAGGCGCGGCGCATCCTGACGGCCATGTATGAGGAGGCTGTCGAGCACGCGCGCGAGGTCGCGCCGATCCGCTGGTCACCTGGCCGGCTGGCGGTCTATGGGCGGATGGGCCAGCCGGACCGCGCGCGCGTGTGGGAGGAGCAGGGGTTGCCGCGGCTGCTGCTGGCGATTGACAACAGTGGCAGCATCGGCGGGCAGGTGACCAATCTGCGCGCGTTCGGCGCGGCGATGGCGGAAGCGGCGCCGTGGCTGCTGGTAATGGCCGCGCCGAACGGGGAGCCCATGCCGTTGGCAGTGCGCGGGGCTGGGACGGAGAAGAACCCCATGGAGGAGGTTGACGCTATCCTGGATGGCGAGAATTGGACCCCGCCGGGAGTGAAGCTCGGCGGCGGGTGGGATGCCTGGGCGCAGGTGGATTGGCGAGAGGTGTGCCGGGTCGCCAACGTCGTGGGGATCGTCTACGTGGGCGATTACGAAGACGAGTGGCTGGCGCAGTTCCCGGACGCGCGCCGGGGGACGATCTCGATTCAGTACTGTGCGCAGAAGCGCGCGGTGGAGGTGGCGAGTGGTGCGTACGCGCGGGAACGCGCGTGGCCGGCTGTGGTGGGCATGGACGGCAGTATCGAGCGCAGCTTGGCGGCGCTGGAACTGCTGCTGAAGGCGTGGAGGAGAGGATGAGAATTTTCATTGATTCTGCGGCTGTTCGCCGGCTGCGCTCGACGACGCAGAACTGCGGGCGGTGGTACTATTGCGCCACGGCGCCTGCGCTCGCCATCGTGCGCGTGGATGGCAGTGACCTGGTGGGCTTGGCCGGCAGCGTTGTAGATGCGCAGGTGGGTTGGGACGGCGGTACGCCTGGATTCGTGCGGGAGGCGAACGAGGGCCGTCAGCACACGAAGGTGACGATTCGGCGGTGGGTTGACGGCCGGCAGTGCGATGTGACGCTGAGCGCGGTGCTGGCTCAGGCGCCGTGCGAGTAGGATATGTAGGATTTGACAAGATTTGTAGTCTCCGGTACAATGACAACGTAATCGCCTACGGGCGATTGAGACGCTTGTTTTCGGGACTGTTTTACAAGTTTTTGATAAGTGAAGAGACTAATCGCCTGCGGGCGATTGAGACATACGATTTGGTGTTGATTCCAACTGGAAATTGGAATTATACAAAAAAGCCGGCTGATTTAGCCGGCTTTTTTGTTGGGGAGAGAAGCAAGAAGGCCAACGGGATCATCCCGTTGGCCTTCTTTTTGTTGTGGTCACTCTGGAATTTCCAGAGTGAGACGTTGCGGTGCAACGTCTCTACGATGGCGGTGGTGGTGGGCGGCGAGTTAGGCTTCGAGCCTCCCCTCACCTCACAAAAACGCCGCCTCATTCACGCCCTCGATCGCCGCGCGCAAGTTCGCAATTTTGCCATGATTCTCCGCATACTCCATGAGCGCCAACCGCCGCGTTTGGAGCGACTGATCGCTTGCAAAATCGTTGTACACATCCCGGAAGGAATCGTACGCCAATTGCGCAATCTCATTCGCACTCAGTCGTTCTAACGCCAACCTGATTTCGTTTACATCAGAATCGTTGCGCACTCGTTTTCCGACCGTTCCCATCATCACGCGCAAACGATAATTTTCCTTTTCGAGTGTCGCGATCCGACCACTCAGTAATGAGATTGTAGACTGCAGCGATTCCACCTGTTTTCTTAAATCGCGCACCTTCTCGTCAAGATGAGTTTCACGGGAAACCGTGGCTTTCGAATACAGCTTTCCGTAGACGATAGAGACGACAACCGCACCTGCCATGGCAATGAATAGAACGACCATGTTCTCAGGCGTGAACATGGAGCTTTCTCCAGATTACCGCCGAATCTGCCGTTAGAATTACACTCATCAGCGCATAATAGGCGGCTGATGGGAGAACCGGCCACACGTCAACCGCCTGCAGGACGTAGAACCCACAGCCAAATATGCCGGTTACGAATCCAAACATCGTCACCCGACGACCGTCTCGCGTCAAAATCAGCGCCAGGAATAGCACCCCGAACGCGATCCCATATTGCCATGATGGTATGACGTTTATTCGACTCGCTGAACCTGGCGATGTCAGCTGCGTCAGGCCAAACCGTCCGATCATGACCAACCCCGTAAAGGCCATGACCACGCGCCGGGCGTCTGGCCCGCTGGGCGGTCTCGCTATATCCCAAATCCGGTTCACATTCATTCCCTACTCCCCCAGTACGGGCATGAGGGCGGTAGCCCTCGTGCCCCTAATATTTGATATGCAACTTCACCGCCGCCCCGTCCCCCGAATCAAAACTCCGCCACCTGAATTCCTTCGTCGCCGCGTTGTACGGTTTCAGAATCACCACCAGCGCATTCCCACTGACCCACCCTCCCCGATTCACAATCTCCTGGATCACCGCCGTAATATCCGGCCCCGTGATCCAGCCCGCCCCCACCGCATCCACCGCCCACATCGTGTACGCCGTCGTCCGGCTCCGACTGTCAATATCGTGCCCCGTCGCCAGGAACGTCCCCGCATTGTCAGCCGCCTGCCCATGGATGTCGAAATACGGATCGTCATACGTGGTGCTGGGAATGTAAAACTCCAGCGTCGCCGTCAGGATGGTTGTCCCCTGTGGGATCGCCACCCCATCGAACCGCAACCCGCCCCAGTACCTGCTCGTCGTCCCGATGTTGTTCGTCTTCGCACACGCGTTGCCGGCCGTGCTATCCGACGTGCAGCCAGCGCGGTACATCGTCCCGAACTCCTGCTGATCTGCATCATCGGTGTTCGCATTGACCTGCACATCGAGGAACGTCACCGCCGGCGTCGCCGTTGGCGTCAGGGTAGTGGTCGGCGTCGCCGTCGCCGTGCGGGTAGGCGTTGCCGTAGGCGTGTAGGTCGGCGTCGCGGTCGGCGTCACCGTCGCGCTGGGCGTGGCCGTCGGCGTCGCGCTGGGCGTCGCCGTCGCCGTCGCACTGGGCGCCGCCGTCGGCGTCACCGTCGGCAGTTCCCCTCCCAACAACAGCACCCCCCAATCATCACCCACCGCCAGCGCCGAGCGCCCGCGCCACACCAACAGGTGATCCCTCCCCCCCCCATCATCATCATCATTCAACGCCAACGAAAACCGCATCGTCTTCCCCGTCGCCAGCGTCACCGCATCCCCCAGCGCCTCCAACCCCACACGCATCTCGATCTGCCACGCCGCCGCACCCTCAACCGCCTCCCCACCGCCGCCACCACCGCCGGCCGCAGTCGCCGCATACGCCATCACGCCGGCCGCCTCCGCCTGATTGAACAGCAGCACCTCCCCGTTGGCCCGCACACTCCATTCGTGATCGTCAGGCCCCCACGGAATCGCATCGTTACCCGCGTCAATCCCGATCTCCAGCGAATCATCCAGCCACGGAAATTGGCTGTCAGCCACCACCGCATCATCGTCCAGCACGACCGCCACATAGAGATAGTCCGCATCCCATCCGCACTTCACGCGCGCCTGCGCATCGCTCGCCAGCGGCCCGGGCCGCGGCGTCACCACCGCGCTCGTATCCCGATTCATTGTCACCAACGGCGCCCCCACCCACTCCGCCAGATCCCCATCCAACGTAATTAGCCCATCCATCAGCGCACAACTCAACACCGTCGCCGGCCACCGCGTCGCCGTCGGCGTCGCCGTGAACACACCCACCCCACCGGTCGCCGTCGGCGTGGCCGTGGCCGCCGCGCCTATCGCACCGGTCAGGTCCATCCACACCATGTGCAGTATAGGCTTAGCGCCGGCGCCGGCGTAGTTGATCTGCAGGTCTATCCCAGTGTTGATCGTCAGGTCTGGCCAGGTCCCCCACACCCAATCACCCGTTCCCTGCCGATCCACCGTCAGCGCCTGCATAGCGCTCCCGTCGTAGTAGCTGATCGTGAAGTCACTCGTATCGCTGTCCACATACGCCACCCGCAGCGCCACCCCCGCCAGGGTCGTCGCCGTATAAGCCCCACTCACCCCAACCGTCAACGACGACCCCGTCATCTGCCGCGCGTGCCTGGACAACGCCCTGGTATAAGGGAATGGTAGGCCGGCCGCTCCGCAGGAGGTCGCACCGCTCGGATACGGCGTCGAAGCCGCCAGCGGCGAACACAGGTGTGTCGTCCCGCCTCCTGTCACCGCCAGGTAGTGCTCGAAGTCGCCTGTCCAGCCTTCGCAGTATCCCCGGCAATAGCCACCGTCGGCCGGGTACTCGGTATCACGCAACGCCACCCACAGGTGCTGGTTCGTGGCGGCCGTCTTCCCATACTGCTGCTCCAACCAGCTACCAAACGCAATCGGAAAATGGTCCGGGGCCCCCTCCACATCGTTCAAAACGTCCACCACCGGCGTCGGGCAGCCATCCGCCCCACAAAACCACCCGTCCTGCGCATCCACGAAATCAACACGCGCCGCCAGCGCCAACAGCCACGACCAATAATCATACTGCCGCTTCGAAGGCACCGCCGTCGCCTGCGTAAAGGACGGCTCGAACTTCACCGGCACGGTTCCCAGGTTCTGCCGCACAATGTCCAGGCTCCCGCACGCCGGCGTCGTCGTTGGCGTCGGCGTCAGCCCCGGACTGCGCACAAATCCCGGCGCATCCGGCCGCATCCCATTGAACCCAATCCCAATGTTGTTCCCCACTCCGTAGCTTGCAATCTCGTCCGTCACCCGGCACCGCGTCGCATCCGTCTCCACCGAAGCCAGGTTCACATACACCGTCTTGTCAGGCAGGTACCGATGAAACGCGCGGATCGCGTTGATCGTCCAGTCGCCCATCTCCGTCGCCGTAATCGGAAAAGGCGTCGCCGTCGGCCCCCCGGGCGTCGGCGTCGCGGCCGGCACATCGCACCAGGAAGAAGTGAACCACTCCTCGTTGTTGTACCCGCCCCCGATGATAAAGCCGGCAATCCGCGCATCATCGTTGTATTCGATCCCAATCTGCTTGATCGTCTCGCTATAGGCCGCCATCAGGCTCAGGCTGTCATAGCGCGGCACATTCTGCCCGCCAACGTTGTAGTACGCCGCCCCCGCCTGCGCCCACGCCGGCACAAAAGTGTCGCACACGCCGGCCGTTGCACCCTGGGCGAACATCATCGGCGCCGTCACCCACAGCGGGCGCTCGGCCGTTGTCCCATCCGCCAGGCGCACCGTCTGCCCACTCACAATCGCAATCGGCGTCTCGATGGATGACCAATTCGGCGTCGGCGTCCCTGACCCAGGCGCAATCCTCGTCCACACCACATCAATGTGGCTCCCAATCGCCGGCAGCGTCGTCGCATTGGGCAGCACCTGGCTATAGTCATCGCGCCGCACCAGAATGTGCTTCGGAGAACTGACCGCCACCGTCGCTATCATCTCGCGCGGCAGCGGCAACGGCGTCGGCCCTGGCCCACCACAGGTCACCAGCGTCAACAAAATCAGTAGCAGGCCAATCATCACGACTACCGCCGTCTTTCTTTTCACCACACATCCCCTTCCGGCTTCACCCGGCTCACCCGGCACCGCGCGTGCATCAGCGGACCGCCCACCGACCTCGTCAACGCCCCGCCCCGCGCCACAAAAAGCGCATCGCCCGCCAGCAGCGGATCATGCCACCAGTTCGCCCCCATCACCGCCGGGCACGCATACCCCGCGTGCTCCTCCGGCAGCGCCAGGGCAAAGTGCAAATGCGGCCCGGTCACATTCCCCGTCTTCCCGCTCCTGCCCATCACCTGGCCGGCCGCCACCCCTTGGCTTGGGGCAACCTCCACGCTGCTCAGGTGCGCATACACCGTGAAACCAAACCCGTGCTTCAGAATCACCCGCACGCCCCATGGTCCGTGCGAATCGCCCGCCC